TGGTGAAGGCGTCGGCCATGGTCTTGCGCGTTGCGGCCGCCGGGCCGCCTTTGATTTGCACGCGCTGATCCGCCTCCCAAGCAAGTGCTGCCGCCTTCGTGTCGAACGTGCCAGATACCCGCTTGCCACCCACCTGAATCCTGTGCCGCCAGACATTCCCATCCTTTACTGGTGCCGCCATTTTGCCATTCCCTTTGCCATTTTTTGGCAGATGGTAGCACTATTACCCCGGCTAACCCCTTATAAAGCACAAATTGACGAACTGATAGGCGTAAAAAAAGACCGCTGTTTTCATAGTGGAAAACACGGTCTTTTATGATCCAACACGTTCTTACGGAAAATCACCTAAAATTCCTCTGGTGCCCCGAGCCGGTGTCGTGTTTCTATTTGAATCAATAACTTGGCGGCAATTTTGGCACTTCAATGCCAGAAAATTCAGATTGCTTGCTTTTCCTGGCTCGTGTAGTGCGACGAGCCGCCAATCCTGACCCCAGCCCACATCATCCAGCGCTGGAACCAGGACACCCCGGACGCCTCCGACGCCTCGCGCAGCACCGCGTCGGCCACCTTTCGCGACACCTCGCCCGACGAATACAGCCAGTCATGGACGACGGCCGCTTTCGTGGCCACGTTCCCTGCCAGCAGGTAGATGACCGGTAGCCTTGGCGTGCTGGTCAGGTCCGTCTGGAAGCCGCGCGGCACGATGATCAGGCGCTCGGCGACGTCGGAGTAGTACATCAGGGGTTCAGTCAGAAGCCAGATCCCGCTGTCGTCGTCCCCGACCGCTTCCATGGCCAGTTTGGAAAGGAAGCCGCTCATTTCTTTTCCGCTTGTGCGGCCTCGATGTCAGCGGCCAAGTTGTCGGTCTGGTAGGATGCGGACCACTGGAATTTCAGGTTCGCGCAGCCGGCCAGGGCGAGCGCAGCCGCCAAGACGATAAGTCGTTTCATCATTTCACCTTTTTGCCTGATTGGAGGTCCGCGAGCGACAGCCCGCCTGTGTATTGGCAGTGTGCCAATTCATTAAAGCGCCGCCAGCGCCCAGCCCATTCGAGCCCGCACGCCTCGGCAATGGCGCCGCAGCGCTCGAACAGCGCCACGTTGTCCCATGCCGCCTTGCCGTTGATGATGGGAACAAAGTCGAAGGCGCAGCCATAGTTGTGCCAGGACTGGCCCGCCTTGGCGTTCGTGACCACGTGCCCTGGCTTGGTCCTGCCCTGGGCATACAGGGCGTCTTGGGCCTCGTGATCGCGTAGCGTGGAGGTGATCAGTACATCGATGCCGGCGGCGCGACAAGCTCCAACGAAGGCTGAAGCCTTTGCGGCCACCACGGGAACCAGGTCAGAAAGGTCGCGCGAGGTTTTCATGCCTTGTCCTCGGCGCGCTTGCGGCGCACCACCCGGTCGCGCACCAGGAGCACGATCTGCAGCACCGTGTAGATGATCAGGGTGACCGTCAGCCACTTCTCGACCGGCATGCCCAGCACCAAGTCGGAAAAGGTCACGGCCGCCGGCGGCGCAGCCCTTACAACAGCGTCGGCAACTTGGTTTGTCGGTTCGCGCATTCTTGCTCCTTAGATATGAAAAAGCCCGCGCGAGGCGGGCCAGATTGGGGTATATAATCGGGTTTCACCCTGAGGAACGTATGCACTACGACCCCATCATGCTCGGCTGGGCAATTGCGGCAATTTTCAACGCCTGGTACTGGTCACGGAAAAAGTAAGCCCGCCTGGCGCCGCCGGCGCGTTTCGTCGTCCTCCCCAAGCATGAGCGCTGCAGCTGGTGAGAAAGCCAGTGGACGGGCTGGCGCTGGCAGCATCGGTTGCCGCACGCCAGTCGTCAGAGCCCCTGGCGCGTTCAACGCCTTCCCAGCCTGTATGCCGATTGTGATGTTCTGGATCGGCTCCTGCGCCAATTTCCCGAATGGAATCTTCGACAGCATCGAGCTCGATCCGATTCGGTCGAGTATGGCGGCCATGCCGGCGCTGGCCGTGTTCGAATTGTTCACGGCGCTGCCCACGGGCTGGAACTGCTCGTAGCGCGCCACGCGGCCCAGGGCCTTGAGCTGGTCGATAGCGCCTTGCTCGAAGAATAGGCGTAATTTGCGCTCTCCGATGCCATCGAGCGCCTTGTTGAACGCCGACTGGCTGAAGTTTGCGGCCTCGTCCGGGCCGCCGGCCAGCGCCTTGCTCTTCAGGTGGCTGAGAATCTGGGTACGCACCGCGTCCATGGCCTCTGGGCTGCTCTTGATCGAGCTTTTCAGCTGGGCCACGTCCATCACGTTCGCCGTCCTGCCGTTGCCGGTAATGAAGGTGGAGACGAACTTGTCGGGCTCCATGCCATCGCGCACGGCTTGCAGGGCCGGCGTACGGTCCACGATGCCCATCCACTTGGCGTTTAGCGTGCGCGCCTTCTTGAAGGCGTCAATGGCCGCCTTGCCGATCTGCTGGCCAGGCAGAAGCGGGGTGTCGTCCAGGGCGGTCCGTACCATGCCCAGGGCCTTGCGCTCGGCCATGTCCATGCTCGAGCGCTGCAGGTCGCCAATCCGGGTTTTCAGCTGCTCAGCCACGTCGACCGTGAGTGGCATTTTGCCGGCGGCGGTCTGATTCAGCAGGTTGCGCACGTCGGCCGGCAGTTTCGAGCCCAGCAGGGCCTCGTCCAGCAGGTCGCTGGCGCGCTGGGTAAAAGCATGCGGATCCAGCGCGGCCGAGCGGCCGTCGGTGGCGCGCGCGGCGTCATAGCGCTGGCCGATCAGGTCTTTGGCGCGGCTGTTACGCGCGTCAAGTGCCCCCATTACCTTTCCGGCGCCGGCGATTGCGTCGTCCGTCGTACCGGCGCCCAGGGTGTTCAGGCCGGTGACCAATGCCCGGTTGTTCGCGTTTTTGACCTGGCCCAACTGCTGCGCCACGACGTCCTTGCTGTTGATGCCGAGCTTGGCCAGGTTCTCCTGTTGGGTGACCATGGCCGGGTCCAGCGTGAGCTTGGCGGCCGTCGGCGTCAGGCCGGTCAGGCGGTAATCAGCCAGGCGGCTCACGGCATCGGGCGACAGGTTCTCGCCCGTTTGCATGGCCTTTGTGACGTCGGCACGGATACTGCGCGCGACATCGGCCGGGATCTGGCCCAGGTTCATACCGCTGTCTTGCATCGCATTGTTGATCGTGATGTCGACCTGCTGTGGCGTCGGTGCGGTGCGTGCGGCGCCCATCGCCTTGGTCGCTTGCGTGGCGCGCTGCATACCGGCCGTCGCGAATGGCGCGGCGATACCGGCGCCGAGGGAGGCGAGCAGCTGGGAGAACTCATTGCCGCCAGTCTCGCGCGTGTAGCCGCCGGCGCCGCCAGCCGCGGCTGCCGAGGCAAGTTGAGTCCCTGGGTTCGCGGCCATGACCTGCGCCACCTTTTGCGTCATGCCGGTGGTGGCCTGGCCAACCTTCGATGCGGCTCCCATCATGCCGGCGCCACCAGCGACCATGCGAGTGGCGTCGCCTACAACGCGCTCCTTGGCGGTTTGTGGCTGCGGCAGGCCGATCATGTCAGCGAGCGTGCCACCGGTGTTGGCCGTCGGCCTGTTACCGAGAACAGGACTGGCCATTGTGCGCAGCGGATTGCCGACGAAGGCGTCGAATGTATTGCCAATCCCCTCGATGCCGTAGCGCGCGGTCATGCCGACCTGGCGCGGAACGTCGGCCACGAAGTCGTTCATCTGCTCCCCGAACGGCTTGGGCGGCACGGGCTCGGCAGGCGTGGCCTGCACCTTCATCGTCTTGATGTGGGTGGCCAGCTTTTGCGCGGACGCAGTGTCGCCAGCGGCGTCAGCGTTGCGCAGCGCAACATATAGCTGGTCTAGTGTCGGATCGGCCATTAGTCACCCCCGTATTTATTCATAAGGTCGATGATGTCAGTCGGAACACCACTTTCGACCGGAGCCGGTGCTGCTGTCATCGCGGCGCGGCCGGCATTCGTTTGCAAGCCCTGGATGGCCAGCGAACGGTTGCGCGATTTCTGCTTGATCACGGCATCAGAATCGCCTGGTTGCGGGAAATACTGGCGCTTGGCGTTCAGAAATTCAGGCTGAGCAATGGCAGCGCCCGATTCTTGGCGCAGGACCGCATTCACAAAGTCGCGCTGTGCCTGCTCTGCTTTCTGGTCGTTATCGCTCAGGGACAGGTTAGACAGGGCGCCGGCAGCGCCTCCGACGAGCGGCAAGTCCTGCATGTACTGCTTCGAATTGATCGCCGCCGGACTGTACTTGCCGCCAATGTCGCTCAGGATCTTGTCAGCCTCCGTTGCGCGCAGGCCGTAGGCTGCCGACTTACCCTGGAACTCTGTTGGTGCCTTCTCGTTCTTGGCTTTGTTGGCTGCAGCTTCCCGTTCGATTCCGACACGCTCCTTCGACAGCCCGTAGTTGGCCCATCCGAGCGCGTTGCTGGCAGCCGAGTCGGGCGACAGCGTGCGCTTGACGGACTGGCCATTCTGCACACGGTTACGGTCCACCCATTGAATGCTTCCACCAATGTTCTGCTCTACCATGTCGGCCTTCGGATCAAAGGCACTGACCCTCTCGGTGCCATCCTTGAAGGTCATCACGCGAACTGGCACGCCGTCGCGCATGGCCACCTCAACACGCTCGATCTGCGGCGCCTGCTTGGCGAACTGTTGGCGCAACGCCAAGCCGCGCATTGGGTCGATCTGCATCACCTGGTCGATAAAGCTGTCCTGATCGAAACCCGGCTTCATGTTCGGAATCTGCGCCGCGTTGGCATTCGTCGGACCACCAGGCAAGGATGAGGCCATTTGCTCAGGCGTACGGAACGCGCCGCGCGCCGCATTGGCAATACTCTGCTCTTGCGCGCGCGTCCGGGCGCGGTCATCCAAGCCACCCTGCATATCTTGCATCTGCAGCCCGCGCATCTGCGCCATCTGCGCCTGCTGGGCTTCCTGCAGCTTGCGCTGGCGCGCTGCCTCCGTCGAGCCCTGGTAGGCTTCGATGCCCGCGCCCATGGCCTGCCCAATGCCGAACGGACGGCGCGGGTCGCCTGACTGCTGCAAGATTTGCGAGGCGGCGGCCAGGAGCCCCTGCGTCTGCTCAGGGTTGAGATTGGCGAATTGGTCAAGGAGTCCCATTTTCGATTCCCTATTGGCCGTAGCCGAATGGATTGTTTTGATACTGCGTAAAGCCGCCAGCGGTAGGTTTGGGCGATGCCGTGCCTAGCTGGTTAAACTGGTTGTAGATGCCCAGGCCAGCCATTGCGCCGCCGAGTGCGCTCGCCCCGGTGTTGTTGTACACGGGCTGCAAGTTTGTCGGGACCGGGTTCTTGGACAGGTACGGCTGCAGCAGGCCATTCACTTGCCCGGCCCTGTTCAGGTTGTACTGATCCTGATTGCCGGCCACCTGGTAGGCATTGCCAAGGATGCCTTGGTTCGCCCCAATGCCAACAGCCATGTTCGCGCTGTTCAAGCGGTTCGTGTCCATAATTGCCTGATTGTTCGCCTGCGCCGTACCGTACTGCTGCGCGCTCAAGCCTTGCGTTGCCGACAGAGCGCGATTCTGGTCCGTGTCGTAAGCCTGCGCCTGCGCGCCGACTGCGGCATTCGTGTTGCCCAGGCCGAAGTTCGTCAGGGAGCGCTGCTGCTCTTTCTGGAAGTCGCCAATGGCGTTACCTTCGGCCACACCCTGGCGCGATCCGCCGTACTGGCCAGCAATCACCGCATCGCTGCGGATAGACGGCATGATCCGCTCCATCAGGTTTTCCGTAGAGTCGTCCTGCTGCTGCTGGAATGCAGCCTTCGACATGTCAATGCCGCTACCGATTGCCTTGGTCAGAAACGGGTTCGCGCCCGGATCGCCGTTAATGAAACGCTCGTATGCGGGCTTCAGGTCGATTTCGTTCTGCGAAGGTGCCTTGACAAGCGGGGCCAGCATTCCGCCTCCCATGAGCTTGTTTGACGCGTCCCGCTGCTGTTCCATGTCGTAGGCGCCGAACTTGCCGATGTAGTTGTCGCCCGCCTGCCCGTAGATGGCTTGACCGGCCATCTGAGGCTGATCGAGCAGGCCCTTGTAGCGGTCGATCAGCCCGCCGCCAGTCGTGCCGTCAGGGCCGTACAGCATGCCTGTGACGCGCGGGTCGAGCTTGTTGGCTTCGATCTGCGCCTGGTTCGAGTCAGCCGTTACTTTTGCTGCGTCCTTCGACCCTTTTGAGGCGATAAGGCCGCCCGCCACAGCCGCGACAACAGGGATTACTGCTGGCATGATGTCCACTCCTTAAGTGTGATTCCAAGCATGATTTGATCTTCCATCTCTCCATTTCGGAGGAAACTCTGGCGATTAACGCCCTCAACTTTTAGCCCGCTGGCCTTGGCAAATCGCAAAGCTGCGCGGTTGTTGCTTGGCACATTCGTAATCAGCTTCTTGGCGCCAATTACGGTGAATACGTGTGCAATCAAAAGTCGCGCTGCTTCGGCTGCGCCAGCGCCCCAAATGCGCGGAAGCAAGCATGTGTGAACTTCGTAGCAGCAGGCGCGCACCGCATGCAGCAGGAAGGCGCCCGCCGGGGCCCCGTCTGAAATCAACATCCAATGGAAGCCGTCGTGATCCTGCGGATCGGCTGCGTCCGTGCCGTCTTCGTGAATGTGGGGAAAAATTGCCGGGTGAGACAGGATTTCTTTGACGATCACCATGTCCCTCGTGCGTTCGATTTTCACTGCCCGCTCAGCGCTTGAATTGCCGCTTCAGCGATTTGCTTCAGCGCTTCAGGGTTGCTCCCGGCCTGCGTCAAGGCTTGAGCTATTTCCTCAGCGCCCTCCATGCCTGATTGCCTCATTTGCTGGATGATCTGCTGCGCCATCTGAGGCGTCGGGTTCTGCGCAAGCTGCTGCGCCATTTGCAGACCTTGGCCAGAGGCAGGAGGTTGCCCGCCGCCCTGCGCCATCTGCGGCGCGCCGCCCATCATCCCGCCGAGCAGCCCGCCCTGCTGCTGTGGCTGCTGTAAGCTGTCCAAAAGTCCCATGTTGCTCTCCGGTTATAAGGCTTTGATGAGCACCCAAGTGGTGCCGTTATGCATGTACAGCCCCTTGACGCCAGGCGACCACGATGTTCCGTCTGCATACCGAATGTCGCCGTCACGCGGCTTGGCCGGGGCCACATAGGTCTGGTCGAGGTGTCCGGCGGCAAGCGCAGCGATCACCGCCGACAGCAGGGCGTTCTGCTCGCGCAAGTACCTTTGCAAATCCTTCGGGTCGGCTGGCGGATCGGCTGGGTTGAAACTGATCGTGCCGAGGTTCGGTGTGCGCATCAGAATTCCCCTTGCTGCTCAAGCCACCAGTCAAAGGAATCCAGGCGCCACTGGAACGCCGTGCCGGTCTCGAAGCGAATGGAGATGTAGCGGCCGGACACGAGGAAGTCGGCTTTCAGGTCGACGCCGATCGTAAATGTGAAACTCGTATAGGTCGGGTCGCCGTACTGGTCGTCCGAGAATCCCACCTTGATAATTACCGTCTCGCCCGTGTTGCCGACGATGCGCGGGCGAATGCTGGTGATCAGCTTGTAATGCTCCGGGTCGCCGAAGTCGATGCCGCGCCGCTCAAGGTAGGCGCTGGGGATCACGCCGTCGAAGCTGGCCGAGGCGTCCATCATAAAAAGCTTGGTGTCGGCGCTGCCCATCATCACGCGCACGGTATCTGGCGTGAAGTCCGGACCGTTCCAGGCCGTCAGGTCGCTATCCCACGAGTCGCTGTCTTGGCTCCACGCGCCGCCCAGGTCGTTGTCGATCGGGCCGTAATCCGCGTGGTTCACGTTGGGCAAAGACCGGAAGCTGACCGTCTTGTCCTCGTAGTTGTAGACCAGCGCCGTGTCGCAGCTGGTGGCGCCGATGCTCGGGTAGGCGACGAAGATTTCGCTCAGGAACGGGTTGACGAAGCAGAAGACCAGGCCGCGATTGGCAACGTCGATGCTCTGGAAGAAGCTGCGGCGCGTTTTCTTCTTGAGGATCGAGGTCGCGCTGTAGCCGTCATGGACCACGATGTCGGAGCCTGTCACCGCGAAGTGGAACGAATCGACGTCGACCGCACAGTTCTTGTTCATAATTCCGGACATCTTGAAGACCCTGCGCGACTTCAGCACGAAGGCGCCGCCGATGTAGTCCAGGGCGTGGGTACTCGATTCCTTGTAGATGATCAGCGAATCCTTTAGGCCGAGCAGGTCGATGATCGGGTCCTGTCCGTCGCCTACATCAAACTCGCCCGCTTCCTTTGTTGCGTCAGTTTCGTCCCACGACGATGGCAGCGAGCCAGGAACAGCCAAGTTGGACCACTTGATCATGAACGGGAATGTGCCCGATGCCTTCGTGATGAAGCCGGCCACAAGCAAATTCTTGAACGACTTTATGACTTTGCAGTAGGTCGATCCTGGCCACGCCGTAAGATTCACAAACTTGTTGGCAAGGTTCTGGTCCCAGTACATCGGTACGTTGGCCACGCCGCCGTCCGTGAATACCGGAATACCACCGAAAACAGTGCCGCTCCAACGGTTCACAACTCCCGTGCGCGGCGTGGCGTGCGTGATGTCGGTATGCACAGCCACGCCGCCCGTATTGGTCACCACGAACGATTTAGTGGCCGTGTGGTACAGCCAATAGCGAACCTGCGCGACATACACCGGCATGACGAACTGCGGCGCGTAGGCTGGCGAGTTGTACACCTGTCCGTGGCCAAGGAATTGCAGTGCCGAGCCATCGAGGAAGCGGATATTGCTCGCGTCAGTCCATGCCTCCATCGGCAGGTTTGGCAGGCCGATATCCTTGATGACGCCAGCGACACCGCAGGCCGTGACCGGAAACTTAGCCATTGAAGGCGTCCGGGTTCAGTGCAGCAGCAGCGATGAACAGGCCGTCCAGCTCGTCGGTCTTGCCACGTGCAGCCGCCCATGCATTCACAAGCACATTGTCGCGGCGCATGGTCTGCGCGTGACGCAGGAAGGCCAAGGCAACAGGCCCTTGCGCTGCTACGAAGGCCTCTACGTCGTCCCAGTAGCCAGCGTCGATCAGGATAAGTGCGGCGTTGAGCATGGGGATTGACGAAGGCACAACAGGCTCATGGACGGCGGGCGGCGCGATGTCCAGACCGTCACGTGCTGCGTTTGCGATATAACTCGTCCAGTGCGGAACTGGCTCGCCGCTCAATTCAATGTGGTTTGCGGCGTGTTCATCGTGCAGTTCTTGCACAAAGTAGCCTGTCAGGCTTCCGCTTTGGTCGTACGTGACATAGATCATTTAGGCCACCTTGATAATTTCGAGTTGCGCGTACACTTCGACTTGGCCTGTATTGATTGCCTCGCCAAGTCCGATAGTTGCTGTAGCGCTATCTGTGTAATGACGAAGCGTGAAATTTTTTGACGCAGTAATTGAGAACTGAGTGTTCACAATGCTTCCGCCCATGCCGTTAGTACCCCCGGCGCTTGAACCTATTCCGACATAGGTAGCATCGCTAGAGTTGTAAAGAAACAATTTTGTTCGGCCAGCGCCAGCGGTCGGGGCCGTTGCAAAAGCTCGATATGTACCTATTGGAAGGGTGACGGCATTTGATGCCAGAGAAGCACCAGTTATGGTATTCACATCGACTGTATTCAATACGCGTGTTTGGGTAATATCCGCAGCCAAAGACGACCCGCCCGCTGTGTTGTTTGCCTTCTGATCGCTAACTTTCAGGTAAGGGTATGGTCCAACCGGCCCGCCTGTCGCCCGCGTATAGGTGATGACGCGGGCATTTCCTGAACCGTCGCCACGAACAACCATGCTGTCTCCAGCCGCCGTGGTGATACTCGCGCCGGTCGGCAGAATTAGCGTTGTTGAGTGGTGCGTGAGCGTCAGCGCGTCATCAAACACCACAGTTCTGTCTGCGCCGGATGGAATCGTGATCGCCGTAATCGTCGTCGTTCCAGTGACATGCACGAGGTTTCCGGTTGCCGTCGTCAGATTGATCGTGGCCGCGCTGGCGATGTCGGCGCCCTTGACTTCGTTCTGAGCATAGCCTGTGTGCTCAACACCGAATGACGCAACAGTGCCAGTTGAGCGCAAGAAACCAAGTGCCTGTGCTGGAAGCGCTGTCGCATATGCCAGCGAAGTCGCATAGTCGCGCACCGCATCGACATAGGCCGTCGTCACCGAAATCAAGCGGAAGTAAGTCCCGTCGTAGGCTGCGAGGTACGTGCGGCCCGATACAAGGTCAGCGGCCAAAAGAGCGGCGCCAGCCTGGCTGATGATCGTCTTCGCGCCAAGAGCGGAAATGTTAAGCGTCGGCGTCGTGGTCGCGCTGGTTGCGTTCGGCGTGAATTCGACAAGCTGCTTCGTCGAGTATGCCAGTAGCGCAGTCGTCGGCGTCAGCGTATAAACGTCAGCCGCGCCGCCATCCGTGCCAGTGACGAGAATCGCGCCAGTGAAGCCAGCGAACGACTGGCGCAGTACGGTCTTAAGCAGGCGCAGATGGTCGTCGCCCTGGCTCTTCGGATCGCTGGCGGTCGGGTTGGCTGCGGTCAGGTCGCCGACGTTGGTTCCGGTTTCAAGTGCCATCGCTTATCTCGCAGTCATGAAAGGTGGTGATCCGCTGAAAGTCTCGTTCTTGTCCTCGCGCTTGACCTGCTCGAGCACGTAGTTGAACTTGCTTTCCCATACCTGAATTCGCATGTCGTTGGCCAGGTACGGCGCTGCTTCGCACAGGGCGCCATACAGAAGCAGGTCAGGAGCGTCAGTCGTGAACCAATTCGTAGGATTCGCGTCCGACAAAGCGGTAAGGCGCTTGTAATACACGCCCTTGACGGTGTAGGCACTGTCCGGGTACGGCCCGAAGATGAAACTGTCGGCCTCGCGCGCGAAGAACTTCGGCAGGCCATCCGATGTCCTGGTCGGGTAGTTCTTGTAAATCCACTCGTCGTCCTTGCGAGTGAGCGCCATGGGACTGTTGCCGTCGATGCGCGCGTGCTTCATTTCGATGTAGCCCGTTGGCACGGCCAGTACGCCCGATGCAATTGCGGCGCTCAGTTGGGTCTCCATGCAGCGGATTCGTAGCTCGCGGTAGATTCGCGCTTCGGCCAGGGTGATGAGGTCGGGAATGATCGCTTCAAGATCCGCTCTGTGCAGCCAGCGCCCGATCGACGTTTCCAGTTCGCTGTAGGTAGAAATAGTCATCCCAGCCACCCGTATCGTTGGACGTACACCGGCGCGTGATCGAAGAACTTCACGCCGGCAGGGTTGAATTTCAGGAGCGGACTCGCAGCGGGCACCGTGACCTTGATGCCACGCCCACGGGCCAGTCCGATCAGGTATTCGATGTTCGGCTTCTGGTAGCCGTATTCGTCGTCGCCCTTCATGTCCACGCCATACAGCGCGATTTCGTCCGCGCCCTCATGGATGGCCAGCGCCAGGGCATAGGCGATGGACGAATTCCAGTAATAGCCGGTGGTCTTGGCCACCTTGTCGAACGGGTACGCGATCGCACAGGGAATGTCCTCGTACGCCTCCTGCATGTACAGTGGCGCGCAGTCGCGCAGGCGGTCGAAGTAGCCAGGTTTGCGCTTCGAGTGCTCGGACGTGAGCAGGCGCATGTCGTGCATTTCGAACAGGCGGTGCATGCGTGCCCAGTAGCCCTCATCCCACGGCAGGCCCCACAGTTCCCAGCTGCTATCATTCCACGGCGCCAGGTCGTGCGTGGCCGGCGACAGGCCGATGATCGCGATCTTCACTGCCATGACGTTTTCGCCCGTGCGATCGGCGTGCCAGGCACCGTCATCAAATGCGGCTCGTTCGACTGGATGTAGAGCAGCGCGCGGCGCGCTTCGGCGGGATCGGCCGCCAGCACGTCGTAGCCCATGGTCTTCAGGCGGGCGATGTCGCCCATGTGGATGCTGCCGACCTTGACCAGGTTGCCTTTGTAGCGACCAAATTCCGGCGCCGCGTTGCGCTCGGCCTTGTTCTGCTCAAGCAGCGCGCTGTTGTCGTACGTCGTCTTGACGATCATCTTGTCGTCGCGCTCGTCGTAGAGCGTGGTTTCGACTAAGTCGCTCATCAGTCGACCCCGAGGAATCCAACGCTGTAGGTAATCGAGTCGGCATCGCCGTGCGTGGCCAATAGCGACATTGCTTCAGGCAGCATGTCCTTTGCGATGGTGTTCGCTGCAGCGGTCAGGTGTTCCGACACACGCAAGACCGTCATTCCGGTGCCGGTGATGGCCGCCGATACCAGGATGTCGTAACTGGTATTCGAGATAGGGTCGTGTCCCTTGATCGTGAAGACAACCGAAGGCGTTGCGGTCACGGCGGTCACATTGATGAACCAGAAGCCTGCCCGACGCTTCGTATGGAATGTCTTTGTCGAGGTCGCAGTGCGCGCCAGCGAGGGGAATACTTCTTCGTAATCTTTCATCTTTTCCGCCCAATGAAAAAGGAGGCCGAAGCCCCCTTGGTTTAGTAGTCGCCCAGGTTGACCCAGGTAAGTGTCACGGTGCCCGAGATGGTTTGAGTGGCATTGGCGTCAACGTCGGTAGTCGTTGCGTAGGCCGTGTTCAGGTACACATCCTTGGCCGTGGCCGTTCCGTCGAACTGCGCCGAAGCCGCCAGCGCCGCAGTAACAGCCGTACCGGCCACGTTGATGGTCGCCGAGGACGTGAAGGCCGTCGACGGCAGCAAGTCGACCATTGTGCCGGTGAGAGACACGTTCGACGCCGTGGCCGTGCCAAGGGAAATGGCGCCGGTGACACTGGCGTTCAGCGTCGATGCAATCGTGCTTGTGGTCTTTTGCTGCAGTGTGGCCGTGCAGCCCAGCACGTTGATACGGCCGGCAGGAAGATCGTAAATCTTCGTGCCCTGGTACTCGGTGCCATTGACGACCGCCTGCGGCACGTTGTTCAGTGTTAGCGTGGTCTGGCAGAACGGGCCGAATTGCACGTTCTTTACCGTGATGCCACCTGTTGCTGGCTGCACGGTGTCTCCGGCACTGAGCGGGTCGTCCGTGTACTGGACGGAGCCAGTCACGCTCCTGTACTCTGTAAAAGCTCCCATTTGATTCTCCAAAAGGAAAGGGCCGCCCGAGAGCGGCCCTGTACTGCGCAGGGTGGATTACGACGTCGCGAGGTCGTAGACGGAGGCGTGAGCAGCCTCGTTGCACATTTCCAGCGTGTATTCCACGAGGATCTGCTTGCGCTCACTGTCGCCCGTCTTGGCCAGGTCGATGGTCTTGAAGTCGCGCAGCGGGGCGAACTTCACGTATTCCATGTCGAACATGTGGATGACGTCGGCCGGCACCTGGCGGCAAGGAACGAAGCGGATCTCGTTGCCAAGCGGGTCGATGTAGATGTCGACCGAGTTCACAACTTTCTTCTTGTCGCCGTCCGAGGTCTTGGACGACGAACCAGAGAACTGGGCCACCTTGCGCTTCTGGAAAGCGTTCAGAATGCCCATGGTCGGGTTGCCGCCGCTCGACCAAGCCAGCGCCAGGGCCGCTTCCACAAACGATTCCTGCAGCGCGCGCGCGGTGCCGTCGGTGTGGCCGTCCGAACCATCGCCGGTCGGCGCCGTCGCGTCAGCCGCTTTGCTGATGTTGGTCTTGATATAGGCCTGAACACCAGCACATTCCCGCGCCAGAGTGTCATTGCCGGCGACGTAGGCATTGTTTTCCAGCAAGGCCGCTTCAACGTCGCGCTTCAGTTCCTTCATGCGCTTTTGCATCTGGTACGCCATTTCGGAGCGACGACCGGCCTTCGATACGCCTTCCTGAGTACCGGTGACGCGCGCCACCTTATCGGAGATCGCGCAGTAGTTGTAGATGCGGCTGGTAGCAGTCGATGCGTCGGTGGTGGCGTCGTCGCCCTCGATCACGAAGTTGGTGGCCGAGGCGGCAGCGAGCGCATCCTTCTGCCATTCGTGCTTGGTGCTGGTCGACTTGACCCGTTCCAAAGCGCTCAAGAATGGGGTTTCGGTGGGCGAAATGTCGTAGATGATGTCGGACAGGTCTTCGCGGTTGCCCACTGCATCGTAGGACGAATAGGTATTGCTTGGCTGTGCCATGGTGAACTCCTAAGTTAGACTTTTCCGGAAGCAAGGAGCAGAGCGACGACATCGCCTGTTTTGCCGCCAGAACTGCGAACATTGTTTTTGAGGGTGCGAACGTTGTGCTGCTCGCGGGAAACCTGCTGCGCCTGGCCGGCCTTGACCAGCTTCGGCGCCGTGCGTACCTTGTTTTCGATGGCTGCTTTCGACCCCTGCAACTGGTCGTAAAGCATCGCCTTGCGCAATGCGGCCACAGCCGTGCTGCTCGATATGCCATTCAATTCAGCCTCGGAGAAGCCGTTTTTGGTGGCCCACGACTTGATGTCCAGCCGCTCCTTGTTGGCCACGGCCTCGTCCTTCCATTCAGGAATCAGCTCAGGAAGGCGCTGGCGCTCCTGATTCAAGTACGCTTGCGCTTGCTCGCTGTTCTGCGATTGCAGCGCGTGGCGCTCGTTCTGGCCCTGCTGGACGGCATAATCAAGCTGTTGCTTGCGCGACTGGAAATCGGCCAGCCGCGCCGAGTACTCGCCCGGGTCGTTCGTGCGCAAGTATTGCCAGTCCACGCTTTCAAAATCGCGCATCAGTTCCCTGTTGGCGATCTCTACGACCTGGTCCAGCTTGTTCAACCTTGCGGTTACCGCCTGGCTTGCCTCTGCGGCCTGCTGCTGAATGGCTTGCTGCTGTGCCGCGACTTCGCGGGCTTTGTTGTCGACGTGTCCCTGCAATTGGTAGGACTTGAGCATGTCGGCGAGCTTGGCAGCACCGTCCTTGCCGTCGATCTTGGTCTTGATGACGGCGTTGCCGTCGGCATCCACGTCGAGCGTGGATTCATCAACACCGAGATACTTGGCCAGGTCGGCAGTAGAAAGCTGCGGCTCGCCGTCATCGCCCTGGCCATCGCTGTCAGGTTGATCGGCGGTTGCGTCTGCATTCGTTTCAGGAGCGGCTTCGTCGTCGGCATCGCTGCCGGTGTCGGCTTGCTGCGCCTTTTGCTTCGGTTCTGGGGAATCGCCAGCAGACAGGAAACTCTCCAGTCGGTCGGTGATACTTGCGCCAGTGTCGCCACCGGTAGGGTTCTCAACGCTCATTTACCACTCCAAAAAAGAAGAAGCCCGCTCAGTGGCGGGCTTCGGTTAGAAAATTGGTGCTGCTATCGCCGGATCAGGCCGCGCAGGCCGCGCGCCTTCTCGAGCATGTCGATCTGGACCTCGGCCACGTCGCCATCCTCGACCACGCGCACAATCTCGCGCTTGATGGCCGCCATCAGCTGCTTTGAGATCACGATGCGCTGGGCGCGCGCGGCGTCGTCCGGCGGGCAGGAAAGCGCCTGGTTGTCGATGTATTCGCCCACTGCAGCAAACGCCTCCTTCAGCAGGGCGTTGTCCAGCAGGTGGCGCGCGTCATTGCCGCGAATGCGGCGGTCTTCAGGTGTGCTCATAGGTTCAGGAGGATCAATTCAAGTTCGTCTTCTTCTTCCAGCTCCGCGACCATATCCAACAGGCGCGCGTACTGGGCCTCTGCAATCAGCTTTTCCATCTGGGGCCGCGCACCATCCGGCGCCGCTCGAACGACAGCGGGAATAGAGATGGACTCAGGCGACTTCACCAACTTAGGCGTTCGGCGCGGACCTTTGCCGATTGGGGCTACCAGCGGTGGCTTGCCCTGCGCCTCGAAAGCCTGCGCCTCGAACGGGTCGTCAAAGACGAACAGCTCATCCTTGCGCCGCACGATGTACTTGCGTCGGTAGCGGCGGTGGTCAACTACTTCCTCTTCCTCGCTGGCGCCCTTTGGGAGAAATGTGCCGTACGCCTTGACGCCTATGCCGGCCTGGCCAAGGCGCGTCGTGCTCATGAAATCACGAACCCGTCGGTGTCGGCCGGCCCCTCAGTCAGCGCGACGACCGTCAGCGTCTTGGTCGCACCAACGTAATCGCTGATGCTTGTCGTCTGGCCAGCCAAAGCGCCGCTCGTGAAAGTGATCACGCGCCCGTTGTAGTGGTCGTCCGTCGCCTCGGTCAGATTCGTGACAATCGAGGTCGTCGTGCCGCCTGCCGCGCACGTGCTGACGACCAGGCCGAGCCCGCCACCTTCCAGATTGTCGGCCGCCGTCGTGCTTCCGCTGATCGCCAGCATGTCGGATTTCATGTTGCCGCCTGCCGTCAGCGCTGCCGGGATTCTGGTCTGGATGTTGTCCAGGTCAGACTGAATCGTGGTCAGGGCGCCAGCGTTCGGCAGCACGTCGGTTACTGCCTTGATCGCTGTCGCCGTCGTCTGTAGCGCCCCTACCTCCGTGTCGATATACCCGGCGATGGCCGCCAGTTGCGTGTCGAGGTTCGCGCTTGCCAAGCCCACGGCGGTACGCACGCCAGCCGCGTCAAGCGTCGAAAGCCCAGCCTGCAACTCGGTCACGTAGTCCGCAGCCGTGGAGGCGGCAGTCTGCACGTTCGCCGCCATGGCGCCCACACTGGCATCCATACGTCCACCCACCAGCGCAGCAGGGATGCGAGCGTCAAGCGTCGTTCCGGTATCGACGAGGATCGCGGCCACATCGGCGCGCTGGGCGTCAGCATCAAGCCCGCCAGCATCGCTGATCACAAGCCCGCCAGCGGCGTCAGCGGCAGCATTTGGCAGCGCAGTGAGGCCCATGCGCACGCCGTCGTTCTGGTCGAACCCCACCAGCGTAAATTCCATCGGACTCGCGGCGGCTGCGCTGGTCGTAATCATCACGTAGACCACAGCGGACCATGCGCCACTTGCGAAAATCGCGTCTGCAATGTCAAGCCGATACAGGCCAGGCGCGAGCGTACTGCTAACCTCAAGCAGCCCCCAATCCGTGTGCGCAGTTGTCAGCGCGGCCAAATTGTTAAGCGACGACGTGTAATCCGTCACCGTCACATCATTGTCAGTCTCGACGCGTACACCGGATACCGTAAGGTTCGCAGCCACAAGACCAGTCTTCCCGCTTCCGTCCGTACTGGCCGGGTCCGGGATGAAAACCAGTGTCGTGTAATCCGTGAAGCCTACTTTGATTTGCTGCTTAGCCATTGAGGCCTCCGTTTAGGCCAGGGTGTCGAATCATGCCGCCACCGGCCCCGCCAGCGCCGTCGTCAAGCTTGTTCAGCAGCGGATAGACGCCATAAACATCGGTGTTGGTGTCCGTAAAGGCGCCACTGCCGTTATTTCTGGCGGTCGAATAGACGTTGTCATCCAAATAGCCCCCAAGCTCGGCAGCAGCGGCATACGTGTGCTTCAGGACATTAACGCCACCGGTTGATGTTGCTTTGATCGCGACTGCGTATACCGTGTTTGCTGTCAGGTCCACGGGGGTGTCAAACAAAATAACGCGCATTGAACTTGCGCCTTCGTTATCTCCGTCGCATGCCTGTGATGCGAGCGAAGACGGAGATCCAGAAGTGTGACTCGAATACAGTGCCGCCGTATAGCTGTTAGCGTCAGCCGGTGTTGATCCCGGGTTGCAGTACGCCACAATGCCGTAGCACGTAGCCGGCACAGGAAGAGTAAAACGGTTGCCGCGTTCATCCGGGTTCGTTGAATCAGAATAGGTCTGAAGCACTGCCGTGTACGCTCCTGCGAACCCAGGCATGTGAATGCTCACGCCACCGGCCGTGAAGAACCCAAGCGCATATCCGCAATTTGATGTGCTGACCTTCGTCCACCCACCAGCAGAATCCTTCGTTAGCGAATATGGAGATCCGATACCACCGTTAGTTCCAGTCGTGCGCAAGACCACGAAGTTACCAGCGAATCCACCAGTTGCCGTAAGCACGAGCGCGTACTTGGTGCCGATCACGAGCGCCGCAGTGCCGGCCAACCCTGTGCAGGTCTTGGTGCCGGTAGCAGCCACAGAAACGCTACCGGTCGCACTATTTGTGACCGGCGTTCCGCTTGGGGCGCCAGTCGTGGCGTCTAGCGTTTCAATCGTTGCGTCAATCGTCCCTGTGCTCGTGTGCGACGTGCACCGGAATTTCACTGTATCAGGCGGCGTTGTGCTGGAAGCCTGGAACACAAACGCCAGTTTGTCAGCAGCGCCGTTGAACGTGAATGTCGAGTCCGATCCAAGCGTCGATGCAACAACGGACATGCCGGGCAAAAACGGCATATATGGCACTGGCGCATTGAGAGCAGCGGCAGTCATTAGGTCACCTTGATAAGTTGCGCGCCGCTCGTGAGCGACAGGGCCACCGTCTTGCCGATCATCGATTGCAGCGTTGCGAGAGTGAGCGTGTTGTCTTGCTTGTACGCGAGCGAGATCAGGAAGAACAGCAGTTGCTCATCGGTCAGGCCGTTCTCAAACGCTTGAATCGCCGCAGTCATCTCGGCTTTCGAGCTGAAGCGAAAACCCTGCTTGCTTGGCGTGCCGGGAAGAGAGGTGCTTGAGGCGGTAATGCCGACCGTGACCGCGCCGCCGCCGTTAACTACGCTGTCGACTCGAAGGGTGCGCGCCATTACATACCCTCCTGCGGCATTGGTCTATTTCGAACAATTGCCCGTCCGTTCACAGAGGCGATCTTGCCGTCCGGCCCGTAATCGACCTGCACCGGCTTTGGCTCGCGCATTTCGGCCGCCAGCATTTCGTGGCGCTGCGCCAGGTCGCTTTGCGTGGCGAACACCTGCTCAAGCGACTGGTTCACGGTCTCGACCAGGGCAGCGAGCGATGCGCGCGGGCGCTGCTGGCCTTGCTCGTCCAGTTCCATTGGGTTGTCCTGGTCTGCCGCGTTCGCTGACATCGTGGCTGTCTTGAGCGATGCGGCGGCTTGCATTTCCTGCAGCACGATCTTGGTCTGCTGCTCGGTCTCTACCTTCCAGCGCTCAAACCCTTCCTTGCGCTGCGCTTCGATGGCGTCGTAGTGCGCTTTGACGCGCTCGATTTCGGCCTTCGCTGCGGCGTCAATCTCTGCCTTAGCCTGCTCGGCTTGCAGTTGCGCGGCGGTTTGCTGCGTCTTCACCTGTGCGTCCAACTGTTTGCCCTGCATGGTGAACTGCCCCTTGACCTGCTCAACCTCGACCATCGGGTTCAGCGGCGGCTTCTGATTTGCCATCTTCTGCTGGAACTCAGGACTGTCAGGCGACAGGGCGAAGCGGTCAGGCTGGTCAAAGCCCAGCGTCTCGGCCAGTTCCGCGAACATCGCATAGGCGTGCTTCGGATCGACCAGGCCGGCGGCGGCAAGCTTGTCTTGCAGCGACGACACCAGGAGTAGTTTCTGGCGCCGCTCCTCTTCGTTGCCGGTGCCCAGGCCGACCTTGGCCGTCATGTCCGTGCGATCCTGCCATTCCTGCGGGTTGATCTGCACCCACTTGCCGCGCATTTGGACCACGCGCGGCTTGTCCTGGTGGCGCATCAGCAGCGCGTGCACCTGCAGCACCAGCTCCTTGACGCCGGTTTCGGCCAGCATGCGGGTGATCATTTCCATCTTCTGGCTGGCGCGGTTCAGGTTCTCCAGGAAGGCGCCCTTCGTGCTTTGCTTGAGCGTGTCAGGATCGAGGCCCGTCATGGAGCGCGATATGCCTGTGCGCCCCTCCTTGATGTTGTCCATGTAGTCGACCACTGGCAGGATCTGCCCGACAATTGGCGTGGACATGATCGGCTCTGCGGCGCCAAGCACCGGCTCATTGCCTGATACGCGCTTCACGCCGCCAGGCAGCGACGTCATAAAGTCCTTGATGTTGACGCGCTCGTTGACCAACCACTGGTTGTTATTGGTCAGGTAAATGTTGTCGAGCAGCTGGCGAAGCAGAACGGTTTTAATTTCCTGCAGGTCGGCCAGCTCGTCGTCCAGCGATTCGCCAACGTGGCGGTGCGGCATGCGCTTGGCCATGAATGACGTCATCGGCACGGCGCTGATCGGCTCGTTCCATTCATCACCCGGCGGCAGCTTCTCGGAAACGGTGACGACCTTGCGCAGCTCGGCGATACCGTCGCCATCCCAATCCACCTTCAGATAGGCCTCGCAGTACTCGATTTCATCCATCGAGCGATCGCCGGTCGCGCCGCCGTCGGTGGTGTCGCTCTCGTCCGCCACCGAATCGCGCGCGAATGACTGCGTGCTGTTGTCGCGCTCGTTGAACGCGGCCAGGCTGTCGACAAAGTCGTGCGGCATGCCCATTTCGATCAGGTCGGAGCGAGTCTTGCGGGTGACATGCTCTGTGAACGGGGATTCCTGCAGCGTGCCACGGCAGCGCTTCGATACGCGCACTTCCTCGGTCGGAACAGCCTCGATGCAGACCTTTCCCTTCTCGCGCGTCACCTTCAGGCGCAGGGACCATAGCTCGATCGGCATCGGGCCGCCAGGCGTTTGCATGGTCACCTGCGTGGCCTCGGCGGCGCTGACCTCGACCTTGGCGCCGGACTGCTCAAGCTTCGTGACCATCTGGGCGATTTCGTCCATGGTCAGCCCTGAGTATTCGTCCTCGGTGATCTTGGTTGCCACATCCCAGTTGTGCTTCACGTAGCCATTTTTCAGCAGCAGCGTGTCTTTTATCGCGTCGTGCAACAGGATGAAACCAGGGTTGTCCTTCATGATCACCTGGTTGACGTAGTCGCTTTCCTGCGTGGCGGCGTCTTCGTCGTCCGGGCCAACAGGATCGAACTCACCAAGGCTTCCGGACTGCGTGAACACGCGCATGATCGCCGGCATAGCCCAGTCGATGGCTTCGGCCAGGTCGCGGCTGACGATGGCGCTACGGCCATCCTGCTCATTGCCATAGGGGCGGCCATGGTAGTGGTCCATCGCCTTGGCGCGGTCGTCCGACAGGTCGCCATCCTCGACGCCCAGCGAATCCTCGCGGTGCGCGCGGATAATCGCGAGCAGGTCGGTGTCGGTGAGCTTCTTTGGTTTGGCCACTAGTCGCTCGCTGGCAGTTGCAGGTCGGTGATGTCGAAGGCCTGCTCGATGAGCGCAGCCTTGACGCGAGCAACGCGCTCGCCGCGCGACAGACTGACCGATTGCCCCTCCCAGATACGCATGGCATAGGCCTGCATCGGGCTATCGACTGTCTCGACTTGCGCCGGCGCTTCTGCTTTTTGCTTCTTCATTTCACGTAGCTCCTGTTGATTTCCAACGGTTTGTCCCAGTCAGATTTTGGCGCCGGCGGCCGCGCGAACGTCAGGCCCAGGGCGTCGGCGGTGTCTGGCGACCGAAGGCCGCGTTTTTTCATTTCCTTCTTGCTTTCCATGACCAAGGCGCTGTTGCTGTCGTAGCTGTAGCGGATCTGAGTGAGATCGGCGTGCAGTTCGTCGCTGTCTGGCACCTGCGCCGGCTGATTCTTCAGCCACTCGTTTGTCAGTCCCCACATCTCAGCGCGCTTGTTTTTGTACTTCTTCGCGTCAAGTGGCGCTTCGCCGCTGTTCACAGCCACCAGCAACCGGCGGTCGACCAGCTCAAGCAGTCGGTCGTAGACACCGGCGCCCAGGCCGCCTACGTCGATGAACACGCGGTCATCCTTTTCCGTGGTCAGCCCCAGCTCTTCGATCGCCATCTTCACGATGCCAACAACCTGCATCGTGTCCTTCTTCGAAAAGCTGCGGATCCAGTGCACGCGGCGACCCTGGCGAAGACATAGAGATGTGCGGTCATCACCAAAGCGCGCCGGGTCAATGCCCAAATGCCGGGGCCCTACGCCCTCGGCTGTGGCCTTGCGCGCCACCATGATCGTAGCCGGCTTCACGTATGGATCGAGGCCTGCGACCTGGAAGGCTTCCGCTGCGGTGGCCGGGTATTCCTGCTTGAACAAGATTGGATCCTCCAGCTCGATAATTTTGGCGCGGCGCCAAGCCATCTGCTCCATCGTCAGCCCGTAGGCGGCCAGGTACTCGCGATCTTCCTCGTCCAGTTCGAAGTCGGCCGGCACCGTTTTCTGGTATTCCGGCTGCCAGTACCACGGAACGAAGATCGCGATATACGCTGACTGGCCTGCCTCGGCTGCCTGCCACTGCTTGTGGAAGTAGTTGCCCAAGCCGTTCGCCGTCGATTCCAAGAATGCTTCGGTGCCTGGCTCGTCTGGGATCGCCTGCATCACGCCGGCGGCGTGCATCTGCGCATTCGGCCAGAACCCGACCTCCGATCCGTGGAACAGCTGCACCGTCGAGCTGCGGCCAACGGCCTTGTTGCCGGCGGTGCCGACCTTGTAGCCCGAGTCCAAGCGATCGAAGAACAGCTCTTTCGCGTTCGACGCGCTGGTGCTCGGCTTGACCAGGGTGGGGCAGTGCTCGTGATACCGGTCGGCCAGCTCAAACAGGTTGTTGCTGGCCTCTTCCTCGTGCGTCAGGATGAAGGCGCGCACGCCCTTGCTGTGCGACACGCGCCAGTAAAACCGGCCCTCAACGTAGGTCGAGCATCCTTGCTGTCGACCCTTGAGGATGATCGCGCGCACGCGGCCTGTGGCTGCACGCTGCTCTTCGACCTTCTCGTGGATGTACCGCTGCGCAACGTTCAAAGCAAGGGGTACGACTTTGCCGGATTTGGTCCTGATCTTCAGGCAGCGGGGCGCGTAGTGCAGGAAGTCGTCCCGCAGGCGCCGCCGTATTGACTTTTCTCTCTCACTCAAGCTCATCGAGCGCGGACTCATGGTTCAGCTTCAGGCCTCCGCTGACCTGCACAGCCGACAGCTTCGCGTGCACATAGGGCGCTGCGGCAACTGCGGCCGCGAATTGCCGCTCCTCGTGCGCCGCCTGCCTGGCCAGGTCATACCCGGGCGGGCAGGGTTCGCGCATCCGTTTGAGCATGAATTCCAGCGGCGTGATGCCCGAGGTGGCCACGGCCTCCTGCAGCTCTAGCGTTCGCTTGTTCTTGACGCCCTTGGGGCGGCCGGCATTCTTCTGCGCGCCGCCGAACTTCGGTTTTGGTGTTTCGGTTTCCATGTCGTAGCAGCGCCCTTGCGGGTAGGTGCCCTCGTTGGTGTAAAAAAATGCCCCACCGAGCTTGCGCAGGGCGGGGCGAAGATCCTCTCCAAGGATCCGGGAACAGCAAGGAAAAACTGGTTACTCGGGCACCTCCTGCACCGGCCCGTTGCTCGGGATCAGGTGCCAGCCCAGCTCGCGGCGGATCTCGTCCGGCGTGGGCGGTGGGCTCTCCTCGTGCGTGCGGCGCTCCATGAGCTCGCGGACCTGTTCCTTGGTCGGCTTGGTCGTCTGCGTCATGGCTGGCCTCACGATGTGTGGTGCGTAAACGACGAAGCCCCGCGACCTTTCGGGGCGGGGCTTCGATCCTTCCGGGGACGCCGCTGGCTCCCTTGGGGAACCGGCCGCGTCGTGCATCTTGACGGAATTAAGTTGTAGATGCGAAAGATACGCCCATGATTTCCGCTTGTCAATGGCCTGTGGAAATCATGGGGGCCCGGTCAGTTCGGCTGCGCCTTGAGCTTGGTCCAGTATGCGCAACTGTCGCCGAGGATTTGCTCAGCCGCACCGCGCTCCGGAAATGGGATCACCGTTCCGGTAGACCAGCAAACGGTGCCATTCGACAGCGTCGGGTTGTAGTGCAGACCGGTCGCCGAGCCATCGACAGCCACGCAAGCACTTCCGCACTTGGTCACGAATTCAGCGTGTTTCGACCAGGTCGCAGTGTCGGCCACGTATTGCCAGCCGGACGAGTACAGCACCGCCGTGCGATTGCCCGAGTCGGTGTTTTTCTGGAAGCCCATGACGACCGCAGGGCTGGCGCTGTAGACAGCGGTACCGGTTGCGTTGACGACGGTCAGTGGGCCAGCCTGCGCCGAACTGTTCCATGCCAGGGCCAAGGCAACCATGGCAACAACCAGCATGAAGCTGGCCAAGGGTTTATGTAACATCGTTTTCATAGGTAAAGCTCCTTCAAGGTTGCCGCCCGGATCGCGGGGCGGCTGCGCGTTATTTGTTGCCGCCGTCAACAATGTCCTCAATCGCATCCAGCGCCATCGCCAGCTCCGTGTTCCAGTGGATGCCTGGCGTGTGCCGGATGTTCAACTGCCTGCAGATCGTGTTGACGCTCTTGCCAAGCACGTACAGGTCGCGCAGGATCAGCTGATGCCTCACGCCGATCTGCGTCCATGCGCGCTCGATCTTGGCCGCGTCTTGGAAGTCCAGCCGCGACTGCTGCACGCGCCCACCCTTGGGGCCGTTGGCTGCCTCGCGCATCTTGTTGCACGCCACGGCGGTCATGCAGACATAGCCCTGCCCACCGTATGGCGAGACTCGGCGCGTTTCCTTGGTCGACATCGCGCCGCCGCCGCGCCCGAAGTAGCACAGACCCCAATTGATGAGGCGCGCGACGATGCCCTTCTCGGAGATTGGGACTTTTGGCTTCACGCGTTCTCCTCGTACTCATCGCAGCGCCGGTCGGCCAGCACTTGCACCTGGCGCGGGTTCTTGCAGCGCGCGGTGCCGTCGCGGTCGACCGTGCGGTAGCGGCAGCCCTTGCAGGTTTCCTCTTCGTCGCGCAGCAGCACGTTGAGCGGATCGCCGTATTTGCGTTCGGGCAGGGCGGTCACAGGTACTCCGATCCCGCATCACCATCATCAGGATCACGCATGCCGGCCAGCGCAGCCAGGCACAGCGTCAGGCCAGAGCCGGCCACGAGGCCGACGACGAACGCAGCAACGATGAAAATTTGGTCCATGGCGATCCTTAGAAGGGTAGGGGTTGTTCGACTGGTGGCTGTGGCGTGGCCGGCAGCGCAAGGCCCAGCTGCGGCTGCTCGGTGGCCAGGGCGGTGATGGTGACGATCACGCGTGCCGGGCCGCTGTCGGGCTCCATGCGTTCGCTGACGATGCGACGAATCCACTTGTCGTCTTCCATCACAACGTCCTTGAGCGCGTCGGAGAGAACCTTCTCGGCGTTGCCCAGGTCGATGCATTGGACCGAGTCATCCCACGCGGCGCCGGCCAGGCGCATGCGCTTCTGCCAGTCCAGGGGGCGGTGCGGGTACAGGCGGATGTCGAGCTGCACGCGCCCAAGGATGGGCTTGGTGACGCCGGCGGCGCGCGCGAGCGCCTCAACCTCTTCCTTGAACGCCTTCGCCTCTGGCGTAACGTACGTGATGGCCATGGGCCGCTTGCCCTTTGGCGCGACGGTGCGCGTGGCCCAGTAGCGGTTCGCGCTGATCGGGTAGGGCAGGGTGAGGGTGATGGAGTTCATGCGGCCCGCCGTTCAGCCACGAAGGCCACGATCTCCGCCAGCTCGTCGTTCGTAAGGAGAACGCGGTAGCCACCCTTGTGGATCTCGACCTTGCCATCCAGCCAAACGGCGCAGCGGTAGGCGCGCTCGGCCGGCGCAGGCGCAGCGGTAGGCGCGCTCGGAAGCCCAACCTCTTGCGCTGACGCCATCGTTACCGGCGAGGTGCGCACATAGGGGCGCCTCGGCTTTGGCTCGACCGGCGGCTTACCGAACGGCTGAGGCGCTGCGATCGGAGCCCTCTCGGTAGGCTGTTCGCGTACATGACCCAGCACGTGGTACGCCATGACCTTGCCGCCACCGGCCAGCGGCACCAGTTCCCCCGTCAGCTGGTTGGCCAGCACCAGGGCTTGCAGCTTTTCCTGCGCCTCTTCGAACGACACGTCCAGCTGGTCGGCGATCTGGCCGGTCTTGATGCCTGGCGAGCGCCCGACCATCGCAATAATCTTCTCGTTCATCGTATCCCCTTGATTTTTATAGAATATTTTTTCTGCTGCTGTTGCGCTGCACCCAGCGCGCTACATCGCCATCGGTTGCTGCTTGTGCTCTTCCGGCAAACCGGCCTTGACGACTGCCAGAAGCTCGACTTCGAGCCGGATCATCCAGTCGTCCAGAGAGTTGCTGTTCTGCATCAAGTCCTTGCGTCGCGACTGCACCAGGTCGTGGTTGATGCGCTCGAAGGTCTGACGCCAGTTCGGGTTACGCGCTCGGCAGCGGATGTCGCGGATCGCATTTGCCAGCCACACGTTGTGGTTGATCTCGACTGTGATCGCTTGGACCTGGCCCGGCTCACAACCCTTGTGCACGTGGCACACGAAGTTGCCGCCGCCAGTGTCGTCGCTCATGGTCCCGAGCATCGGGCAGCCGTATGCGGCGCAGAGGTAGCTCGGGCGGTCTGCGGTGCGGTCGGGGTGGCTCATGCTTCGATCCTCCGGATGTTGACCTGGGCGAGTAGCTGCAGCGCGCGCGGTGTTGGCGCTTCGAGCTGGGGCGCGATAGTGCGGGCGTGCTCGATACCGATTCGGCCCTTTTCGACGGCGATGCGCAGGGCCTCGACGCGGCCGTGCTGGTCGTGTCCGAGGGACGGCGTCCACTTGGTCGGCAACCGCTGGTCGCGCGCTGTCGTCATCGCCTTGGCGTAGGCTTCCAGGAAGGCCATGCGGGCGGCAACGTTCTGCCGGCCATCGAGCAGCGGCTCAGCGACGAACCAGGCTTCACGCATCTCCTCGGACCAGACCACCGACATGGATTCATCGAACGGCATCATGGCCCACGCCTCTTGCGGACCGGGCCTGCCGTCGTCGATACGAGCGATAACCGCAGCGACGTTGAACGGCTTGCCGTCCAGTTCCTTGCGGCAGCGCGTGAGGGCGGCCAGCACAGCCGGTTCGTCGAAGCCGTCCAGGTCGGATGCGAGCAGCGCTGCAGCGGCCGGGGTGTAGACCTTCCCGCACAGCTCAGCAGTGGCGGCAATCGCCATGATCAGGGCTTCACTTGCTGGCATTTGCGGCCTCCTTTTCGGCTTGTTCGCGCTCCCTGGCCGCTGCAATCAGCGGTGCGAAAGCGTCCAGGTTCGTCTGCGTGCGGTCCACCTGCTGGGCGCGGGTGGCGGTCATCTGCGTGCTGGTTGCCCACTCGGTGCGCAGCTTCTCGCAGTCGGCCAGCAGGAGACCGACCGGGTGCATTTTCTCGACGTAGAAGCGGTGCCGGTGCCCGACGTAGAAGGCGGCCACATGCTCGGCATCAGCGGCGCCGATGCGCTTGACGAGCTGCGAGAGCTGGCCGTTCACCATCGCGTTTCGGACGGGCTCGACGTTGTAGCGCTGCCAGTAGGCGTTGGCGTAGGCGACCCATGCCTTGCCGGTGCCTGGTTCGGCCGGGGCTTTTGGCTTTCTCGGTTTTTTTGCCTTCGGGGTCGCGACCGATAGGTCGTCGAGAAGGGGTTGATGTTGGGGTTTTATAATTCCCTGTCCCTGTCCCTGTCCCTGTCCCTGTCCCTGTCTATATCCCTTGGAGTGCATTTCACCGGGGACATCACCCACTTGTCCCGGCGACACTATGGGTTTGTCGCTAGCGACACCTAACGGCTGTCCCACGGGACAGCCTGCAGCCATCCAATCGTCAAAATCGGGGTACGGGACCTTCGTATCATTGCGCTCGTTGTGCTTTTTGATGCGCGAGCATTCGGTGCGCAAACGCTGTTTAAGCTTCGCAATCCATGCTTCACCCGCTTTTTCTGCCACAACAGGGTGATAGAGCCTTCCGTCCGAACATTTCACCCAGCCGCGCAGAGATTCCGCGCGAATTTTCTTCCATTCTTTGACGACTCGACCGAATCCGGCGTATCCGGCGAGCACAATATCGTCGTCGGGAAGGCTTGCGGCAGGCACTTGGTGCCACGATGCGCACCACAACAAGACGGCGCATCGGAAGGCATCGCCGCTCGTTAGCACGGTCAGGTCGCTATCGCGCAGGCGCACCACGTCGAGTGGCATAAACGCGAAGTCGCGCAGGTCGCAATCGGCCGGCGTGAGTGGTTGCGGGAGGTCGGTCATGCGGCACGCTCCAGTTCCATCCCAGCAAACAGTGGCGCGTCAGCGTCCATGCGACGGCGCGCCAGATTGGCGTATTCGGGGCTGATCTCGATCCCGGTGCAGTGCGCGTCGATCGCCTTGGCTGCGATGGCGTCGGTGCCTGACCCAAAGAATGGGGATAGGATCATGCCGCCTGGCGGACATGAATATTCGGCCAGCGTGCGCACCAGATCAGCAGGCTTTTGCGTCGGGTGGATGGCGCGGCCGTGCTCCGACCGGTGGTACATGACGCTGCGCATCAAGCGCGGGCCGCCATCGACGCTTGCATACGAGCTGCCTTCGATTTTTGACCAGTGCTGTGCCTTCTGCTTGCGGCGTACCGTCTTGGCGACAGCGTCGCCTGAATACTGCGGCTTCTTGTAGACGTCGGCCCACTTCGCTGTCTTCGGGTAAAGGTGGATGGCCAACTCGTGCACTCGGCGGAAACGGTCGTTGAACGAATTCGATCCGTTGTGCTTTTCCCATACGATTTCCTGCGCATGCTTCCAACGATCGAACTCGCCAGCGCGCTCCATGAACATGCGCAGCGAGCCAAACACCCACATCGAGCCGGTCGGCTTGAGCACGCGCAGCATCAGCGTGGCCCAGCCATCTGGCCAACGGTCCCATTCGAGCGCGGTCTCGGCATACGGCGGGTCAGCGATGATGCAGTCGACCGAGGCGTCGGCCAGCTGGTGGATCTGCTCACGCACGTCGCCGACGAGGATGGTCGTCGTCACGCTGCCTGCTCCTGCTCAATGCGGTTGCACGTGGCCGGCGCAATATGGGACTGTGGGAGGGCCTGCGCCTGCAAAATGGCGTACTCAGCTTCCCAGGTCGCGTGCGCGGCGCTGTGCCACGGCAGCGGGCAGTCGGCAAGCGGCAGGCCGGCGGCGAACGCGGCACGCGCACGGCGCTGGATTTCGGCAATGGTGACGATCATGCTTCACCCCCGGTCGCGGCCTTGAGCATCGCCATGATGTTCGGCAACTGCTTGGCCAGCTCGCCCAGGGCCCGGTCCTTGCGCGCCTTCTCGTCCTCCAGGAATTTCTCCACCAGCCAATGAATCGGCGATGTGTCGCCCGTGGCGCGCACGAAGCGCTCCAGGTCGTCGACCGAGAAGTGCCGCGGGTCGTCCGGGTTGCCGTGCAGTTTGCGCGACAGGTCCGACTGGCTCATGTCCATGTCGGCCGCGATGGTCTTCAAAGGGTTGCGGTGCCCGTAGGCACTGGCCCGGATGCAGTCGAGCAGGTGCGGATACTTTTCCGTCAAGCCAGCTTCGAAGTCGAGGGTAAATTGAGTACTGGAAATCTGCGGCACGATAGTTTCCTCTACTTTCCGGTAGGAAAAGTGGCAAAATTTTTAGGTAGGGGATGCTTGTGCGAGTTCGGGCCAGATTTGCTGCCAGTCATCGGGGAACATTTCTTGGCGCGTGACAGCCCCGCCAGTTTCCGATTCGATGGCAACGGCAAACTTGACGGGGATCGGGCGCTTACCGTCAGCCCAGCGGCTCAGGTCCGGGACGTGTGCATTGATGGCGCGAGCCAGCGCAGCGGCGCGGCCACGTTCTTGAGAGAGGTATTGGGAAAGGTTCATGCCTGCTAGATTAGCCTAAAGCTAACCGTACTGCAAGAATTATCTTAGCTTTAAGCGAATGTACATGATTAGCCGGATGCTAAAGAATGCACGAATGAAAACAATTGATGAAATCTACCGCGACAATCTCAGGCTATTGGCCGCCGAGCACAATTCGGTGGTGGCTGTGGCTGACTTGATCGGGTGCAGTTCGTCGCAGTACAGCCAGTGGATGAACGGTTCGGAGAACTCCGGAACCGGCAAGCCGCGAGGTATGCGGGTCAGCACTGCCAGGCGAATTGAAAAGGCATGTGGCAAGCCGGCGGGCTGGATGGACAAAGTACATGACGATAACGAGCGCGAGGTCGAGGAGCTGTTATCGCTGTTCCAATCGCTTGGAATAAAAGATAGGCAGATGGCGCTTACGATGATTCGGGCAATCTCGGAAAACGCCGCGCAAGTGCCAAGATGATCAACAGGATATTGAATCGCGCATGATCATCCATCGCTCTTATTGCAAGTAAAACCTGATTCTCGTAAGTCATTTTTCCGCTTTCAATATTTGAAGATGGAAGCCAACTATATTTGTTAAGGGTGCATTTCTAACCCGTAAATAAAGAGTTCTTTTACGGCTATTTCATTAACGACAAGTAACAATAATCACTAACAAGGAGTGGATGTGCGATCACTAATTCTCACGCTTTTTTTTCTTTCTGGATGCACTTCCACCTCTGGCGCACTAAGAACTGGACCGGACTCGTACACGATCAGAACTACGGCATCACCTGGCGCTGGTGGTGGCGCTGCTGCCAAGAAGGCAGCATACGAGCAAGCGAGCGCCGAATGCGCAAAGGCGGGCAAGTCCCTATCGGCTGGTTCTGAAAGCGGCTCTGTGCCGGGCTGGAATGACGGCGTGCATACAGTAGACCTAACATTCAAATGCGTTTAACCGAGGATGATATGAAAAAATTAGTTTTTGCAGGCTGTGTAATCCTTGCTGGCTGCGCTTCCATCGGGCCGGTTCCAATTGGGAAGGATACGTACATGATTTCGAAACAAAGCGCTGCTGGCGCCTTTGGCTCATCTGGCGCGGTGAAGGCCGAGATTATCCAAGAGGGAAGCGCGTACTGCGCAGCAAACAAGAAGGTTTTTCAGATAGTGAGCAGTTCGGACCGCCCGGCAGGTTATGGCCACAATCCTTCTGCCGAAATTAATTTCATGTGTTTGTCCGAAGGAGATCCGGAACTCTCCAGACCAAAGTTGCGCAAGGAAGCTGACACGGTAGTTGAAGTCAGAAAGTAATTCCGCCCAACTCACAAATGGAGATAACATGAAATTCTGCGCTGTTTTGGCCTTGCTTACGCTAACCGGGTGCGCGTACAGCATGCAGATGATGCCGCGCGATAGTGGCCAGGTCTACGCTGGAACCATTAGCAGCAATGGTTTCGGCTCCGGTAAGTTGTCCGTGCAAATTGATGGACGCACCTGCTCAGGTAACTTTGTTCAGGTTGGAAGTGGTGACAGCTTTGGTTTCGCGCAAACCTATGGACGTCGCCCATCGACTACTTTAATTCAGATGAGCGGCGGCACTGAAACGTACAAGGCGCTCCTCACCTGCACGGATGGAATGGGCCTTCGCTGCGATGCTTCCGGATCAACTAGTGGCGGTGGCGTCTGTGTGGACAGCTCATCCCGAGTCTACGACATGATGTACAACTGAGTAACCCCGCCAATGATGGCGCGGAAAGGATGTATGGACACCTTCAAAATATCGGATGACGGGCAAACGGTTATCGTATCCGCCGATGGCGTTAACAACACGTTTTCGCTGGTGCAAGTGGAAGCCATGATTGACTTTTTCGGCGTTATTCGTGGCCAGATGAATCCGCCCGTACCACACGATCAAAGCCCGTCAGAAAAGTTCCGTCCTCTCGATAACCTATTTGTCCGTCACACACGTGCAGGACAGGTTCCGACACTCCATGGTGCGGTCCTGGTGGCCGGGTCGAGCCAATTTGGTTGGTTCGAGTACCCAATGACCGGCGATTATTGTGCGGGGCTGATTGAGTGGCTGCGTGGGAACTCGCAAGCCTTAGCAGCGCCGCCAGGTTTAACGTTGAACTGATTACCATAACCCCTCCCAATAAGCCCGCCCAGTGCGGGTTTTTTTACGCCTATACGTACAGGCGCAGGATCAGTGTATCAAATTAATTTAGCCTAAAGCTAAAATAATGCTTGCGTTGCGATTAGCCTTACGCTAAAGTTCTACTCAAGCAAACACACCACAACCGCCGCAAAGCACGGCGAACCACTGGAGAAAAGCATGGGACACAAGGACATGGATTGGACCGCAATCGACCGCGAGTACGAACGGCAGGGTGAAGCCGACGACGCATTCCAGGCGCGCTTGGCCGAGCAGACGAAGGTGCATGCCGCCGCGATCCGCAGGAACATCCAGACGGGCCACGCGCAGACGATCGAGAGCATTACCGAGGGCCTGTGCGATCGCCTGGGCCGCAGCGGCGTGACCGAGAAAATCGTGCGCGCCTCGCTGATCGGCGGCCCGCTGACCGCTGGCAACCTGCTGCTGGACCTGATCAACAAGTGCATCGAAGCCGATGCCGACAACGCCGCGCTGGTCGAGTTGGACCGCGAAGAGCGTGCCGGCGGGCTGGACTTGGCCGCTATTCGCCGCGCGGCGCCTGAATTGCGGGTGCCGTCATGACCTACAAAGTCACCATCGACTTCAAGCGCGGGCCCAGCTTCTCTCTGGAAGTCACCACCCAACGCAAGCAGGATGCGATCGAGCAGGCCACCGCCTACGCGCGCGGCTGCGGCTTCGACGCACCGGTCAAGAAGGCCGTGGCGGTGCCGGCATGACCCGCGTCCGCCGCGCCCTGGCTGTCCTGTGGCAGGCCTGCGAAGACCACCAGTGGCTTCCGCTGACCATCGCCGGCTTGCTGCTGCTGATCGTGAACACGATCGACGCACCGTTTTAACCCAACCACCAAGGACTAGAAATGAACGAACTTACCACCCATGGCACCGAGCTAGGTTTCTCCCTGACTCCACGAACCCTGGCCGAGGCCATGGAATTCTCGAAAATCATCGCGTCGTCGGACATGGTTCCGAAGGACTACATCAATAAACCGGGCAATGTGCTGGTGGCCGTGCAGACCGGCGCCGAGCTTGGCCTCAAGCCGATGCAGTCGCTGCAGGGAATTTCCGTGATCAACGGCCGCCCAGGCGTGTGGGGTGATGCGATGCGCGCGCTCATTCTTAGCCACCCCGAGTTTGAGGATTTGCATGAGGACAAGCAAGAGACCCAGTGCACCGTCACGCTGAAGCGTCGCGGTCGCTCGGCAGTGGTGACGAAGTACACGATGGAAGATGCGAAGAAGGCCGGATTGGCAGGTAAGCAGGGCCCATGGCAGACGGCACCAAAGCGAATGCTGCAGATGCGCGCCTTTGCGTTCGCCGCACGCGATCTGTTCGCTGATGCGCTGAAAGGCATCAAGTCAGTGGAAGAGTTGCGCGACTATCCACCAGAGCCAGAGCGCGACATGGGCTCGGCTGTGGTGGTCGAGCAAACCGATCCTGCGCTAGCCTCACTGATTCAAGCAGCAAGTGCAGCAGCCGTTGCTGGCATGGCCAGCTACCAGATCTTCTGGAAGGAGACCAGTAAAGAGAACCGCAAGCTGCTGGCCGCTCATCATGAGACATTCAAGGAAGCCGCAGATCAGGCTGATCGAGAAGCGGCTGGGAATCAGGTTGATACACGGGAACCGGCTGCTGAGGCCAAATCTGACGCTTCGAACAATGACTTCATAGCTGGCTTGGACGCGGTAGAGCAATGATCCGCGAGTTCACCATTGTCGACTGTGAGCAGCGGTCCCCCACCTGGTTCGCAGCGCGCGCCGGCCTGGTTACTGGCAGCAAGGCGAAAGTGGTGTTCATGCGCGACGGCACGGCTGGGCGCGACGACTATGTGCTGCAGCTCGCGCTCGAGCGGCTCACCGGGGTGGTTGAGCCTGAGCCGTATGTGTCGGCTGAGATGAAGCGCGGCATTGAGAAGGAATCTTGGTGCCGACTGGCCACCGAGATTCAGTACGGCGTGAGCATCCGCCAGACAGGCTTCTGCCGCCACAACAAGCTGATGATCGGCATGTCCTTCGACGGCGACATTGACGACTTCACTACGTTCACCGAATTCAAGGCGCCAAAATCGAAAACGCACGTCAACTACATGCGCGCCAAGTCGCTGCCGGCCGAGTACATGCCGCAGGTGATGCATGGCCACCTGGTTTCGAGCGCCAGGCATTCGATCTTCTGCAGCGGCGACGACCGGCTACCGGAAGGTCTGGATGCCTTCTACGTTGAATGCAACATCAACGATTTACCAATGGAAGAGTACGAAAGAGCGCTGACCAAATTTCTTGACCAGGTCAGCAAGGTCGAAATTGAACTGAAACTTATGATCGAGGGGAAGCTGTGAATACCACTACCAAATCCGAGCAAAACGCTCTCACCCTGCCAGAGCGTGCCGCTGTCGCACTAGGCTCCAGCAAGACCGAAGTCGACTTGCGCGAGCTGGTCAAGCAGTCGGTCGACATCGTGACCGTCAACAACGCGGCGGGGCGCGACCAGGCACACCGGATCGGAATGAACCTGAAGAATGCGCGGGTGGCGATCGAGAAGACCGGCAAGGCCGCGCGTGAAGACGCTACCGCTTTTAGCAAGGCGGTCATCGCCGAAGAGAAACGCCTGGTGAATATCATCGACGGTGAGGAAGAGCGCGTCTTTGCCCTGCGTGACAGCTGGGACGCGAAGATCGAAGCCGAGCGCCAGGCAAAGATCGACGTCGAAATCGCGCGCACCAAAGCAATCGCCGATGCGATCGCTGGGATCCGTGAGCGCGAGACCGACGTTGTTCGCAAGTGCAAAACGGCAGCCGACACCCAGGTCGAGATTGATGGCCTCGAAGCATACCAAATCACTGAAACGGTGTTCCAGGAGCGCTACGACGACGCGGTCAACGCGAAGGAAGTCACGCTGCAGGTGATGCGACAGGTGCTGACCAGTCGCATCGACGATGAGCGCGCGGCCGCCGAAGCGAAAGCCGCTGCTGAAGTCGAGGTCCAGCGCCTGGCCGACGAACGTGCCGAGCTGGCTAAACTGCGCGCCGAGCAGGCCGAACGGGATCGCTTGGCGAAAGCAGAAGCCGACCGCGTGGCAGCAGAGCAAGCCTTAGAAGCGGCCCGCCTGCGAGCCGAAGCCGCTGCGCAGACAGCTGAGGTCGACCGCCAGCGAAAGGAGGCCGAGGCCGCACTGCGGGCCCAGGGCGAGGCACAGGAAGCCCTGGCGCGCAAGGAGCAGGCCGAGTGCGATCGCGTAGCGGCAGAGGTCAAGGCCCAGCTCGAAGAGCAGGCGGCAAAGGTGGCTGCTGATCGTCGCCAACTGGAGGAAGAGCGCGCAGTTGAGGCCAAGGCCAAACAAGACGCAGCTGATGCAGAGGCCACCCGGGTAGCTGCTGAGGCAGAAAAACAGGCTGAGCGCGACGAACTGGCAAAGACGGCCAGCTATCCGACCGCCGAGCGTCTGCTGCTGTGCGTGGCCAGCGAGTTCCAGGTAGGCCGCATCGAGGCGCTGTCCTGGCTGCGTGCGGCTGACTTCGAAGCCCTGGAAGCCTAAATGCCCGTCGCGCGCATATCCGCCTGGATCGCCATGGCCTGCAAGAGCCCGGACTTCTGGCGCTTCCTGCAGGTCTCGGACGAAGCAGCTGCAGCCGACAAAGTGCGCAGCCTGTGCGGCGTGGCCTCGCGCGGCGAGTTCGACCGTGACCCCGAGGCCGCGCAGCGTTTCCACCAGATTATCCGCCGTCCCTTTATCGAATTTTCCAACCCACAATGAAAGGCATCACCATGAGCAACCAGGAACCGTTTTACCTCGTCCGCGACCGCATGACGGTTAAGGTTAAGCTTCGCACCGAGAAGCACGGCGATGAAGATGTAAATGCATACGACGTCATGCTGCATGGCGCTTTCGCCAATGCTGTACTGCTCAAGCTGTGCCCGGATCTGCGGCCTGCGCTCTACACCCAGGAGCAGTCGGACATGCTTGACGGCCAGACGTTCAATACGCTGCGCTTCCCAGAGCTGGGGCGCCTGGACTGGTCTTTGAGTATGGGTCGAATGACGCTGACCATCCACGACGAAGAAGACGAAGAGGAAAGCCTGACGCTGACGAATCGCGAGGCTGACAATTTCCACTTCGATCTGCTGCCGGGCGGCACCGTCAATCTCGGCCTGCGCGTCAAGATCGGTGAAATCGAAGACGAAGATGTCCTGCTCAAGCTGCTGCGCACCAGCCACCGCAAGCTTCTGGTCAGCATCAACCAGGCCAGCGTCGAAGAAGCCGTCGACAACTTCGAGAAGGCCGAAGCGATGCCAATGCGGACCAAGGCCGAGAAGAAGGCGGCGAATCTGGCCGAAGCGCAAAAGGCGCTCGAAGCCACGAGCGAGGCCTGAGCCATGAGCGCGCCACATGGAAGCCAAGTGCCCTCGGGCTGCACGTGCGGCCAGCCGCGCGCTGAGAACGTGCTGCACAGGACCAGCGGCCCGTGCCTGCCGAACGCCACCACCTCGCAGCCCCCAACACCCGCCGCGCCCGTCGCAATCTTCGATGGCTACGTCGATGGCAAGCCGCGCATTTCGTGGACTGGCGAAGCGCTTCGTGTTGGCGCCAAGCTTTACACCTCGCAGCCAGCAAGCCTGGATGCAGAGTATGGGGAATTGAGGGCGCGGATTGAGCATGCACGAAAGGTATGCATGGATGTCGATCTTCATCCTGACTCGCTCGAAAACATCCTCGACAGCCGCGCCCAATTGGTAGAGCGCGTGGCGGTGCTGGAAGCGCAGAACAAGATGTTTCGTGGCCAGTTGGAATACGACCTGACCAAAGACAAGGACTTCCGCGAGGACTTGGCACGGCTATCCGAACAGGGCTTACACCGGAAGACGCGCAGCCTGATCGTCAAGGATGTGATGCAGGCGATCCACGTTTATGCCGCTGCGCAGCGTGAAGTTGGCCGCAAGGAAGCCGCTCCCCACCCGCACGCCGACGAAGCCGCGAAGGTGGAATGGATAAGCGTGGATGATCGGATGCCGGACGCTGGCGTGCTGGTGGTGGTGTATTCGCCACCTACCGAATACGATTGGCCCGGCTACGACAACATCAGCTTCGATTGCATCGATCCGGAAGACGACGATCACGCCACTTGGAAGGGCCACAACGAGCACTACGAGCACTACTGCTGCGTCGCCAAGGGCGAAGGTTCTGTCGGCCCGTCTGCGGACGCACCTTACACGCTTTGGGCGCCGATCCCGAAGCTCCCATCATCGCCAGCAGAGGGGAAGCTGTGACCGTCAATCCTGAAACAGCAACCGTGTATCGCGGCGGCGGGCGGCGCTGGTTCACGCCACAAGCAGCATGCAGGGCCGAAGCAAGGGCGCGGCTCAAGGTGGATTGCGGCTGTGACTATTGCGACCATGAAGGCTACGGGCGTGAACACATTACCTGCTCGCGCCATAAGCCGGACCGCTACCCCAAAATCGTGCGCCGCCTAACGCGCATTTACTTGGCCGCATACCGGGCCGCAAAGGAAACCCCATGACCGACACCCAAACCATGCGCGAGACGTTCGAGAAGACCACGCGCCTTCCGCTCAAGCGCAACATGATCTACAAGGACCAGTACGACGACATGGCGACCGAGGACGCGTGGTTCTGCTTCCAAGCCGCCTGGACCCGCAAGCCAGCCGCCCAAGTAGCGGGGGCGGAGCCTGCGGCGTATTTTCTGAGGGCAGAAAATGGCCTCTTGTGCGCCCCGTTCACCGCGACCATTGATCAAGCAGAAGCGGCCGCAAAATCGCACAACGTGACATTGGTTCCATTGTTCACCCACCCCGCACCCGAGCCGGATGCCACCAAGGTGGTGAGCGTGCCGGTGCCGTGGGAAGGCATCGCCAAAGGCTACAAGGGCGGCGTAGCGACTGGTGGTGAGCATGACGGTGTCGAAACGGGCCGAATTTCCCTGCACTACGAAAACTACCGGACGGCAGACGCAGCTTTCGACCTGATCACGAACTTGATCGACGCCGCCCTTGCTGCCGATAGGGAGCGCACATGAAAAGCAAAGTCAAATGGTATGCAGGCATTTTCGTGATGCTTGCCTTGATTACCTATTTCAACGACGAAACTCTCGCTGCCTTCATATCCGGAATGGCCGCTTCATTGTTTGGCGATCTTCACGACGATAGGGAGCGCACATGAAGGCTATCGTATGCGCGATTATTGGTGCAGCGCTCGTCTACCTCGCGTTTGGCTTTACTTTCCTGAGCCTGAATCCATCCGCATGGGGAGATAACGAGACCCGCGCCCTATGCACAATTTACATGGCAATGGCAGCGGGCTTTAGCGCTGTTGTGGCCGCTATGTCTACAGAGGACTTACGATGACCACCGCACACAAAGACCTGCCAGCGCTGCCTGAATTGCCGAGTTGCGCAGCATACGGTCAAAAGAGCAAATACGGCTTCGACCCTGACGACCTGCACAAGCAGTTAATCGGCTTGAGCGCTATGCCGTTCGGTAGCCACGCAGAGAAAGAACAGGTGCGACTGTTCACCGAAGATCAGGTGCGCGCCATCCAAGCGGACGCCTATGCAGTCGGCTACAAACGCGCCGCCCTCGCACGCCCGGAACCAGCCAGCACGCCATGGGACTATCAGGGGATGGAAGGACTCCCCAATGAAGAAGTGGCCGAGTTTTGGCGCGCTTCCGGCCACGGCGGGACTGTTCCATTTTCGTTTTCCAACCTGATCCAAGAGCGTATGCTGGACGTTTTTTCCACCACGCCCGCAGCGGCCAGTGTGGAACCAGCCAGCGCGCCGGTGGAAGGCGAGCCGTCGATTACATCATTGATTGAGAAGCACGGCAGCATACTTGGCGCAGCGAACGCCCTTGACGCCTATCGCGTAGCAGCCAGGACAAAGAAAGAAGCCAGCACGCCGGTGGCGGTGGGGAGTATTCTAACTGTTGATGATACGAAAACGCTTCTGGCGAAGCATGTGCATGGAAATTTGCCGCGAGACCTGTATTGGCGGGCTCCTATCACAGCTGACCTTCTCGACTTTCACGCGCAGGCACTTGCGGCAGCCGCGCCCCAAGGCCAGCAGAGCGCCGTGCCTTACGACGACAACGCCGAGTGGACGCGCAAGATGGCGCGGGAATCTGCTGCTCAAATGATACAGGACCAGCCGAACACCGCAGCGACTCAGTCTGGCGGCATACTTGGGGCAAGCTTGGGACAGCAGAGCGCCGGGGAGGGTTATTTGCCGCCGCTCTCGATGAGCATGTTCGGCTCACTGGTAGAACTCGAAGCCGAACGCGCACGCCGCGCAGCCAAAGCCGACCCGGCGCAACAGGCTGGCAGGGATGCGGCGCTGGAAGAAGCTGCGAAAATTTGCGAGGCTCGCGCGAAGAACTACCGGGCAATGCCGCCCTCTTACGACCCTGAAACCAACCATGTGCGCAAGATGCTGGCAGAAGAATGCGAGGAGATTGCCGCCGCGATCCGCATGTTAAAAACCGCCCCAGCACAGCCAGCGGTGGACCTGGTGGTGGCGACGGACGAAGTGAAAACGTGGCCTGAGCGTATCTGGCTCCAAGGCAATGACACCTCTGAAACGCCTGCGTACCCTGGAAGCGAGGGCGTATCGTGGTGCGAAGAAAGCGTGTTCGGCGGCGATGTGGAATACGTGCGCCTCGATTTGGCTCGCGCACAATTGAAGGGTCGCCATGACTGATGCCGAATTTGACGCGCTGCACGGCGGGCGCGAACTACTCCCAATCGAGCAGGCCATCTACGAAGCCGAGGGCGCGGAGCGGTTCGCACTCCTGCACGGGCATGGCCGCAAATCCGATCAAGCACGCGCCGAGCAATGGGGCGAATTTCCAAAGGCTAAACCATGACCCATCCAGAGAGCCAAGCCGAGCACGATAACCGCACCGAATTTGAAAAGTGGTATCGCAGTGGCCACACGGTCTCACTCGCCAGAAGCCGCAAGGAGAACTATGTTTGGGCCGGGCCGTCCTCGGCGTGGAAGGCATGGCAAGCCAGTCGCGCAGCACTGCCGCCAGTAGCATCCGACGCCGACAAGCTGCGCCGACTGCGCGAAGGGCTGGATAAATTCGGCTGGTGCGCAGAGTTTGGCGCGCTGGCTGCGGAAGTGCTGCGGGATGGGGCGCCAGTAGCAGCGGTGCCTGATGAGTGGCGCTCGTGCCGATTAAGCCAACGGCGGCTATGTTGAGCGCGCTACACGTCCTGCCGAATTTTGCTGGTTCGCACATTATCCAGCACTCAATCGACAAGTTGCCAGAAGCGTACGCGGCCATGCTCGCTGCTGCGCCAAAACCACCGGAGTCCGCATGAGCACCGAAGAACTATTGCAGGAATTGCTGAACAAGGTTGCCGGCGCGCTGATCCCGGTCCAGATCGACGCATGGGACACTGAGCACATCGCGCGGTATATGAAGCGCACAGTCGACACGGTGCGGCGGGAAATCGTCGTGCAGCCTGATTTCCCGAAGCCTATGCGCATTCCAGGCGCCGGAAAGGGTAGGGCGCTGTGGAAAGCTCGAGAGGTCGTGGCGTGGCTGGAAAGCCGCTCATAACTTGGCGGCGATATCTTCGGCCGACTCGTTGTAGTAGCGCATGAGCTGGCGGATATCCTTGTGGCCTACCATGCGCGCAAGGTCAAGCACATGCAGCTTCTTGGCTAGCCTGGTGATCGCCTCGTGCCTGGTGTCGTGGAAGGTCAGGCCCTTGACGCCAGATCGCTCCTTGGCCTTGCGAAACAGTGCGTCCAGGCCTTTGGAATCCAGTTCGAAGCCATCCGGCACCACCTCCCAAATCGCAAGCGCGGCGGCCGACAGCGGTACACTTCGCGGCATTCCGTTCTTCGTCATGTGAAGCCTGGCCACGCGCCCTGTCACATCTCCCTTGCGTAGCGCGCAAATCTCCCCAGCCCGCATTGCTGTCTCAATGGCCCACAGGAAGGCGAGGGCGATGCGATGCTGCTTGGTGGTGGGCGCCGACCACTGCACCCTCCTATCGAGGCCCAGGGCTAGACAGATGGCGTCAATCTCGCCTTCCGTGATAAGGCGGTCGCGCGCTGGTGGATTTTCAGGGCGGGCCACATCCTTTGATGGGCTGGCATCGAGCCAGTGCCACTCCTTGCGGGCGATGGTCAGAACGTGCGACAGCAGGTTCATGTCGCGGTTGACGCTCGATCCCTTGACCTTTTCCAGGCGGGTGTCGCGCCAGGCAGCGACGTCAGCGGCGCGCAGCTCCGACACGCGTATATCGGCCAGCGACGAGGCACGGAAGGCTGCTAGGCGCTTCGCCTCGTTAAGGTGGCTCCGCTTCTTTTTGGACACCTCCAATTCGTACTTGGTGAAGGCGTCGGCCATGGTCTTGCGCGTTGCGGCCGCCGGGCCGCCTTTGATTTGCACGCGCTGATCCGCCTCCCAAGCAAGTGCTGCCGCCTTCGTGTCGAACGTGCCAGATACCCGCTTGCCACCCACCTGAATCCTGTGCCGCCAGACATTCCCATCCTTTACTGGTGCCGCCATTTTGCCATTCCCTTTGCCATTTTTTGGCAGATGGTAGCACTATTACCCCGGCTAACCCCTTATAAAGCACAAATTGACGAACTGATAGGCGTAAAAAAAGACCGCTGTTTTCATAGTGGAAAACACGGTCTTTTATGATCCAACACGTTCTTACGGAAAATCACCTAAAATTCCTCTGGTGCCCCGAGCCGGTGTCGTGTTTCTATTTGAATCAATAACTTGGCGGCAATTTTGGCACTTCAATGCCAGAAAATTCAGATTGCTTGCTTTTCCTGGCTCGTGTAGTGCGACGAGCCGCCAATGCGCACCCCAGCCCACATCATCCAGCGCTGAAACCAGGACACCCCGGACGCCTCCGACGCCTCGCGCAGCACCGCGTCGGCCACCTTGCGCGACACCTCGCCCGACGAATACAGCCAGTCATGGACGACGGCCGCTTTCGTGGCCACGTTCCCGGCAAGCAGGTAGACGACTGGCAGGCGCGGCGTGCTGGCCAGGTCAGTCTGGAAGCCGCGCGGCACGATGATCAGGCGCTCGGCGACATCGGAGTAGTACATCAGGGGCTCAGTGAGCAGCCAGGTCCCGCTGTCGTCGTCCCCGACCGCTTCCATGGCCAATTTGGAGAAGAAGCCGCTCATTTCCGTTCCGCGCGCGCGGCCTCGATGTCGGCGGCCAGGTTGTCGGTCTGGTAGGATGCCGCCCACTGGAATTTCAGGTTCGCGCAGCCGGCCAGGGCGAGCAATGCGACAATAATGGCAAAACGTTTCATACGACCTCCACACGGTTCATAATCCAGCCGAAAAGGAATTCTTCGTTCTGACCGCGCGCCTCGGAAATCTCCAGGTAGCGGGCGCCCTGTAGGCAGTTCAGCAGCCGCAGTACAGCTTGCTCACCCTCGAAGCTGCGCTTGGCCAGCAGGCAGCTGAGCGAATGCAGGGTGGCCGGGCCGATCTGGCCATCGACCACGATATCGGCGTAGTCCTTGCCCTGGCGGTTCAGCGCGTTCAGGATGCGTTGCAGCCAGGGCGCCGGGATGCTTGTCCCCATGTTTACGCCCGTATCGACAAGCTCTTCGGCGATAGGCTCCGACAACTTGATGATCGGTGCGAAACCGGGATCGTTCACGTAGCGGCGCTCGTACAGAGCGAAGGCGAAGGCACGCGGCAGGTTGCGCATATCGCCCGCGTAGCCATTTTGGCGCGCCACGGCTTCAGTCACGCCCCAGCAGGTTTTCCCGCCTCGGTCGTTTGGATTGTCGACGTAGCCGCCCTCGCGCCCGATGATGCAGTCGATAATAGATTTGATGCTCATGTGTGATCCTCCTGGCGCCTTTTCGGCGGCACTTCGTCAAGGCGCTCACGGATATACCGTAGGTCGCTGCGCACTTCGTCCATTACACGTGATAGGGCTGTATTTGGAACGTACTCGGTAGCAACCTTCACCTTGAAGTCGGCAAGGTCTTTCCCGTGCGCTTCCTGCTTGTCGTACAACGTGCGCGCAAACCAGCCCAATGCGGCAAACCCGGCACCGGCCAGGAGGTTGATAGTCATTTGATCCATCTGCGGCCCTAAATGAAAAGACCACCCGGAGGTGGCCTATAATGGGGAAAAACGTGGGGGAAACATGTCATACGACCCGATTCAACTAGGAGCTCTGCTGGCGTTTATCATCAACGCCTGGTACTGGTCACGGAAAAAGTAAGCCCGCCTGGCGCCGCCGGCGCGTTTCGTCGTCCTCCCCGAGCATGAGCGCTGCAGCTGGTGAGAAAGCCAGTGGGCGGGCAGGCGCAGGCAGCATCGGTTGCCGCACGCCAGTCGTCAGAGCACCTGGCGCGTTCAACGCCTTCCCAGCCTGTATGCCGATTGTGATGTTCTGGATCGGCTCCTGCGCCAATTTCCCGAATGGAATCTTCGACAGCATCGAGCTCGATCCGATCCGGTCGAGTATGGCGGCCATGCCGGCGCTGGCCGTGTTTGAATTGTTCACGGCGCTGCCAACGGGCTGGAACTGCTCGTAGCGCGCCACGCGGCCCAGGGCCTGGAGCTGGTCGATAGCGCCTTGCTCGAAGAATAGGCGCAATTTGCGCTCTCCGATGCCATCGAGCGCCTTGTTGAACGCCGACTGGCTGAAGTTTCCGGCGTCGTCCGGGCCGCCGGCCAGCGCCTTGCTTTTCAGGTGGCTGAGAATCTGGGTGCGCACCGCGTCCATGGCCTCCGGGCTGCTCTTGATCGAGCTTTTCAGCTGGGCCATGTCCATCACGTTCGCCGTCCTGCCGTTGCCGGTAATGAAGGTGGAGACGAACTTGTCAGGATCCATGCCATCGCGCACGGCTTGCAGCGCCGGCGTACGGTCCACGATGCCCATCCACTTGGCGTTTAGCGTGCGCGCCTTCTTGAAGGCGTCAATGGCCGCCTTGCCGATCTGCTGGCCAGGCAGAAGCGGGGTGTCGTCCAGGGCGGTCCGTACCATTCCCAGGGCCTTGCGCTCGGCCATGTCCATGCTCGATCGCTGCAGGTCGCCAATCCGGGTTTTCAACTGCTCGGCCACGTCGACCGTGAGCGGCATTTTGCCGGCGGCGGTCTGATTCAGCAGGTTGCGCACGTCGGTCGGCAGTTTCGAGCCCAGCAGGGCCTCGTCCAGCAGGTCGCTGGCGCGCTGGGTAAAAGCATGCGGATCCAGAGCGGCCGAGCGGCCGTCGGTGGCGCGCGCGGCGTCATAGCGCTGGCCGATCAGGTCTTTGGCGCGGCTGTTGCGTGCGTCAAGTGCCCCCATTACTTTTCCGGCGCCGGCGATTGCGTCGTCCGTCGTACCGGCGCCCAGGGTGTTCAGGCCGGTGACCAATGCCCGGTTGTTCGCGTTTTTGACCTGGCCCAACTGCTGCGCCACGACGTCTTTACTGTTGATGCCGAGCTTGGCCAGGTTCTCCTGCTGGGTGACCATGGCCGGGTCGAGCGTGAGCTTGGCGGCCGTCGGCGTCAGGCCGGTCAGGCGGTAATCAGCCAGGCGGCGCACGGCATCGGGCGACAGGTTCTCGCCCGTTTGCATGGCCTTTGTGACGTCGGCACGGATACTGCGCGCGACATCGGCCGGGATCTGGCCCAGGTTCATGCCGCTGTCTTGCATCGCATTGTTGATCGTGATGTCGACCTGCTGTGGCGTCGGTGTGGCGCGCGGCGCGCCCATTGCCTTGGTCGCTTGCATGGCGCGCTGCATGCCGGCCGCCGCGAACGGCGTTGCCAGGCCAGCACCGAGGGAGGCAAGCAACTGGGAGAACTCATTGCCGCCAGTCTCGCGCGTGTAGCCGCCGGCACCGCCAGCTGCCGTGCCGCTGGCCAGTTGTGCGCCCGGGTTCGATGCCATCATCTGCGCCACCTTCTGAGTGACGCCGCTGGTGACGGAGCCGACGCCCTTGGCAATACCCATCCCGCCAGCGGCACCGAAACCCATGCGGGTGGCATCGCCGACGACGCGCTCGCCTTCAGTCTGCGGCTGTGGAAGTCGCGCAATGTTGGCGGCGGCCTGACCCATGCCCGGCTTGATATCGACGCCAGGAAGCAGGTTCAAAGCGCCGCGAAATGGTGTCGTGACCAGATCGGCCAGCCCGCCAACCCCCTCCAACGCGTACCGGCCAGTAAGCCCGACCTGACGCGGAACGTCGGCCACGAAGTCGTTCAGCTGCTCGCCAAATGGTTTGGCCGGCGCTGGCGTGGAAGGCGCGGCGTGTACTTTCATCGTCTTGATGTGGGTAGCAAGCTTTTGCGCGGACGCAGTGTCGCCAGCGGCGTCAGCGTTGCGCAGCGCCACATATAGCTGGTCTAGTGTCGGATCGGCCATTAGTCACCCCCGTACTTGTTCATCAGGTCGATGATGTCAGTCGGCACGCCACTTTCGGCCGGAGCCGGTGCCGCCGTCATCGCGGCCCGGCCGGCATTCGTTTGCAGGCCCTGGATGGCCAGCGAACGATTGCGCGATTTCTGCTTGATCACGGCATCGGAATCGCCTGGTTGCGGGAAGTACTGGCGCTTGGCGTTCAGGAATTCAGGCTGGCCGATAGCCGCGCCCGATTCTTGGCGCAGTACCGCATTCACGAAGTCGCGCTGGGCCTGCTCGGCTTTCTGGTCGTTATCGCTGAGCGACATGTTCGAAAGGGCGCCGGCCGCGCCACCGACCAGCGGAAGGTCCTGCATGTACTGCTTCGAATTGATAGACGCTGGACTGTACTTGCCGCTAATCTCGTTCAGGATCTTGTCAGCTTCCGTGGCGCGCAGGCCGTAGGCTGCCGACTTGCCTTGGAATTCGGTTGGGGCCTTTTCCGTCTTCGCCTTATTGGCCGCCGCTTCGCGTTCGATGCCGACGCGTTCCTTCGACAGACCGTAATTCGCCCAGCCAAGCGCATTGCTGGCCGCCGAGTCGGGTGACTGGGTGCGCTGGAAAGTTTGGCCGACCGTCAGTCCGTACGGGTTGTAGGCCACGTCCTTGCCGCCCAGATTGGCCAGTTCGAGCTTGTCACGCGGCAGCATGCCAGAAATGACCTCGTGCGATCCGTCCTTGTACCAATTGACCTTGACCGTCTTGCCGTCAACGATTTCGTTGGTCGTTTCCTTCAATTCCTTGTCCTTCGGTGCGAACTGCTGGCGCAGCTTCAGCGCCTCGAGCGGATTGATATTCATCACGTTCGACAGGAAGGCCTCCTGGTCGAATCCGCCCTTCATTTCCGGGATGCGCGCCGCGTTGGCGACGGTCGGGCCGCCTGGCAACGAGGATGCCATCTGCCCGGGCGTGCGCACCGCGCCGCGCGCCGCGTTGAGGATGCCTGCCTGCTGGTCGCGCCCGCGCTGCTGCTCGTCAAGGTCGGACTGCATATTCTGCATTTGCAGGCCGCGCATCTTCGCCATTTGCGCGAGCTGCTCTTCCTCCAGCTTGCGGCGCTTGGCGGCCTGCATCGATCCCTGGTAGGTCTCCAGCCCGGCGCCGACAGCCTGGCCGAAGCCGAACGGCCGGCGCGGGTCGCCGGACTGCTGCAGGATTTGCGAGGCAGCGGCAAGCAAGCCCTGGTTCTGGTCAGGGCTCAAATTCGTGAATCGGTCAAGAAGTCCCATCATCGCCCCTTAGTATCCGGTGCCGTTTTGATAGCCGGAAGTTCTCGCGCCCCAGTCACCCGCTGTCGGTTTCGGCTGCTGCGTCTGATTGAACTGGTTGTAAAGGCCAAGTCCAGCCATCGCGCCACCTAGCGCTGCGCCGCCCGTGTTCCCGTAAACCGGCTGGATATTCGTCGGGACAGGGTTTTTCGACAGGTACGGCTGAAGCAGCCCGTTGACCTGACCGGCCTTGTTCAAGGCGTAGTTGTCCTGATTGCCCGCCACGTTATAGGCCCCGCCCAAGATGCCCTGGTTCGCCCCGATGCCCGCCACCATGTTCGCGCTGTTCAGCCGGTTCGTGTCCATGATCGCGGCGTTGTTGGCGTGAGCTGTGCCGTATTGCTGCTGGCTCAAGCCCTGTGTTGCCGACAATGCCCGGTTCTGGTCGGTCTCGTAGGCGCCAGACTGCGCGCCGACTGCGGCCTGCGTGTTGCCAAGCCCGAAGTTGGTAATGGAGCGCTCCTGCTCGGTCTGGAAGTCCCCGATTGCGTTGCCCTCGGCCACACCCTGGCGCGAGCCGCCATATTGGCCGGCAATAACGGCATTGCTGCGGATCGACGGAAGGACATTCTCCATCAGGTTTTTCGTGGAGTCGTCCTGCATCTGCTTGCGCGCCGCCGAGGACATATCGATGCCGCTCTGGATGCCTTTAGTGAGGAATGGATTCGCGCCCGGGTCGCCATTGATGAAGCGCTCGTACGCTGGCTTCAGGTCGATATTGTTCTGCGACGGAGCCTTGACCAGCGGGGCGAGCATGCCGCCGCCCATGAGCTTGTTGGCCGCGTCACGCTGCTGCTCCATGTCGTAGGCGCCAAACTTGCCGACGTAGTTGTCGCCAGCCTGCCCGTAGATCGCTTGTCCGGCTGCTTGCGGCGTGTCGAGTAGGCCCTTGTAGCGATCAATCAGGCCGTTGCCGCTCGTGCCGTCAGGGCCGTACAGCATGCTTGTCACGCGCGGGTCGAGCTTGTTGGCTTCGATGGTCTCGCGGTTTGCTGCTGCTGCAGTGTTTGCCGCTGATTTAGCGCCGTTGGCCGCGATTGCGCCACCCACTACAGCCGCTACGATTGGAATTGCTGCTGGCATGATTTCCACTCCTTAATTGTGATTCCGAGCATGATCTGGTCCTGCATCACACCATCTTTCAAGAAACTTTCCCGGTTCACGCCTTCCTCGCGCATGCCGTTTGCTTTGGCGAAGCGCAGCGCGGCCCGGTTGCTGGCTGGCACATTTGTTACGAGCTTGGCCGCGCCCATTGGGCCGAATGCGTGGGACAGCAACAACCGGGCCGCCTCGTTCGCACCAGCGCCCCAAATTCGCGGCAAGAGGCAGGTATGCATTTCGTAGCACATGGCGCTGCGGGCGTGAAGCAAAAAAACGCCTGCCGGCGCATCGTCGCTCACCAGCAACCAGTGCAGGCCATCGTGATCTACCGGATCAGGCGCCTTTGTTCCGTCCTCATGGATATGCGGCCATATCGCCGGATGCCCCAATATCGAGGCAATCAGCGTAAGGTCGCGTGTCCGTTCAATTTTCATTGCGATAGCGCCTGCACTACCTGCTGCGCCATTTCACGAATCTTGTTCGTGTCGCCGCCGACTTGCGTCAGGAACTGCTCGATCTGGTCCGCCTCAGGCATGCCAGCCTGCCGCATCTGCGCAACGATCTGCTGGCCCATTTCAGGCGTCGGGTTCTGCAAAAGCTGCTGCGCCATTTGCAGGTCGCGCCCATTCGTGCCGCCGCCTTGCGACTGCTGTGGCATAGCGCCAAGCAGACCGCCGCCCTGTTGTGGTGCCTGCATCGAGCCGTCAAGTAGTCCCATTATTTCCTCCGTTAAAGTGCTTTGATCAACACCCAAGTGGTGCCGTTGTGCATGTACAGTCCTTTTACACCCGGAGCCCAACTGGTGCCGTCCGCATAGCGAATATCGCCGTCGCGCGGCTTGGTCGGGGCCACGTAAGTCTGGTCCAGGTGGCCAGCTGCGAGCGCAGTGATTGCGGCCTGCAACAGCACGTTCTGGCGCCGCAGGTAGTTCTGCAATTCATTCGGATCGCTGGGCGGGTCCTCCGGGTTAAAGCTGATCGTGCCGAGGTTTGGGGTTCTCATCCGAACTCACCCATTTGTTCAAGCAGTGCGTCGTAGCTGTCCAGGCGCCACTGGTAGGCCGTGCCAGTCTCGAAGCGGACAGAGATATAGCGCCCGCTGACCAAGCAATCGACCTTCAAGTCCTCGCCAATGGTGAACGTGAAGCTGGTGTATGTCGGATCGGCATACATGTCGTCCGCATAGCCCACTTTGATAATCACGGTCTCGCCCGTGTTGCCGAAGATGCGCGGGCGGATGCTATGCACCAGCTTGTAGTGTTCAGGGTCGCCAAAGTCCAGGCCGCGCCGTTCAAGATAGGAATCGACAATCGTTCCGTCGAAGCTAGCCGATGCGTCCATCATGAACAGCTTCACATCGGCGCTGCCCATCATCACGCGCACAGTGTCGGGCGTGTAGTCCGGGCCGTTCCAGGCTGTCAAATCGCTGTCCCACGGGTCGCTGTCCTGTGACCATGCGCCGCCCAGGTCGTTGTCGATCGGGCCGTATGCCGCGTGATTGATGTTCGGCAGCGAGCGGAAGCTTACCGTCTTGTCCTTGAAGTTGTAGACCAGCGCCGTGTCGCAGCTGGTCGCGCCGATACTCGGGTAGGCCACGAAAATCTCGCTCAGGAACGGATTCACGAAGCAGAAGACGAGGCCACGGTTTGAAGCGTCGATGCTCTGGAAGAAACTGCGGCGCGTCTTCTTGTCGAGGATCGACTGCGCGCTGAAGCCGTCATGCACAACGATGTCCGAGCCCGTCACGGCAAAGTGGAACGTGTCCACGTCAACCGCGCAATTCTTGTTCATCAGGCCGCCCATCGAGAACACCTTGCGGGACCGGAGAACGAAGGCGCCGCCGATGAAGTCAATGGCGTGCGTGCTGGATTCCTTGTAGACGATCAGGCTGTCCTTCAGGCCCAGGAGGTCAATAATCGGGTCTTGGCCCTCTGCGATGTCGAACTCGCCCGCCTCCTTTGTCGCGTCCGTTTCATCCCACGAGGACGGCAGCGAGCCCGGTACGGCCAGATTTGACCACTTGATCATGAACGGGTAGCGCGTGGCGGTCTTGGTGATGTTCCCGGCCACAAGCAGGCCCTTGAAGCTCTTGATGCACTCGCAATAGGTCGAGGCGGGCCACGCTGTCAGGTCCACAAACTTGTTGGCAAGGTTCTGGTCCCAATACATCGGGACCTTCGACACGCCACCGTCAACGAAGACAGGGATGCCGCTGAATACCGTGCCGCTCCACTGGTTCACAACCCCGGCGCGCGGCGTGGCGTGCGTGATGTCGGTATGAACAGCCACGCCGCCCGTGTTCGTCACCACAAACGACTTGGTGGCCGTCTGGTAGAGCCAGTAGCGCACCCCGGCCACATACACCGGCATAACGAACTGCGGCGCGTAGGCGGGCGAGTTGTACACCTGGCCGTGGCCAAGGAACTGATACGCCGAGCCGTCGAGGAAGCGGATATTGCGCGCATCTGTCCAGGCCTCAAGGGCAAGGTTCGGAATGCCGATGTCCTTGACGACGCCGACAGCGCCGCAGGCCGAGAACGGAACCTTAGCCATTGAACTGGTCCACGTTCAGCGCGGCAGCTGCAATAAACAGGCCGTCTAACTCGCCAGTCTTGCCACGAGCAGCAGCCCACGCATTGACCAGTGGATTGTCGCGGCGCATGGTCTGCGCGTCTTGCAGAAAGGCCAGTGCAATCGGGCCCTGTGCCGTGATGAAGTCAACGACGTCATCCCAGTAGCCGGCGCCGATCAAAACCAAGCGGGCGTTCAACTTTGGGACAAATGCCGGGACCGATGGCTCTGGCGGTGGCTTTGGAATGGCAACGCCATTGACAACAGTGTCTCCGACGCTGCCGGTCGTTGCTGCAATCAGGGTGAGCCCCGGCATGGAATCGAGCGAGGTAACAACAATCGTGTTGACCACGATTCCATTTTCAACTTGGTGTGCGCGCATCATGTTCGTTCTCCTTACCAGCACCAGACACGGCAACGGCCGGCACCGCCGTCGTAAGCTGTGCCGCTTGAATTGCCACCACCACCGCCACCAGGAACGGCGCCAGCAGTGCCGGAAGGCCCGCCGTTGCCGCCGTTGCCACCATAAAGAGACGTACCGCCAACACCATGTGACGAACCATTGCTTGAAGAGCCGCCACCAGCACCGCCATACACAGTCGATCCGCCGATAAGTCCAGTGCCGGAGTTTCCGGGCGCTCCAGGGGCGCCAAAATGGCCGCCAATTTGCTCCGTCATTGTCGTTCCGGCTGGATTTCCGGCGATGATCTTGCCAGCCTTGCCGCCGTTCACGCTATTGCTGTTTCCACGTCCACCCTGCCCACCAGGAGCGGTAAGGTAAGCGCCGAAAGTCGTATCGCCGCCATCACCACCGTTTGAAGTCGCAGCAGCTACGCCAGCCGCACCAATCGTTACAGTGACGGTTGCGCTAATTTCGCTTGCGCGAAAGAGCCGCGGTACTTGCAGGCCACCACCACCGCCGCCGCCGTCATCGGAGCCGCCAGTAGAACTGCCACCGGCACCGCCGCCGCCGACTGGCTCAACATAGACCCAGGTCGCGCCGGCTGGCTTCGTCCATGTGCCAGATGCCAGAAATTCCTGATAATCGACAGGCGAAACGGGAACGATGTAGAAGGCCGCGCCGTCGCACTGAATGATGATCGTGCTTCCCTGCCGCATCACCAGCGACGAGACGCCGTCAATCAGTTCTGAGCCGTTTGGGTCAAGCGTGATCACGCCGCTGCCGCTGTTTCGGATCGCACAGAACCAGCCGTCCCCGAGCGTTGCGGCGGCATCGAAGGTCTGCGAGAACGTGCCGCTTGTGATGTCGATCAAGTTCCCGGAATTGCCCAGCGACAGAACCGTATTCGATGTCCGAGCAATGCGCGTCAGGTGGTCAATTACCCATGAGGCTGAGCCGTTGACCGTTTGAAGGTGGTACGGCACGGCTGTACCTGGCTGCGCAGGCAGTGCCGTTGCAAACGCCAGCTGCGTTGCATAGTCCCGCACCGCATCGACGTAGGCCGTCGTAACCGAAATCAGGCGGAAATACGTGCCGTCGTAGGCCGCGAGGTAGGTGCGGCCCGACACAAGATCAGCGGCCAGCAGCGCAGCGCCAGCCTGCGAAATGATCGTCTTCGCGCCCAGGGCCGAAATGTTCAGCGTCGGCGTGGTCGTGGCGCTCGTCGCGTTCGGCGTGAACTCCACCAGCATCTTGTTGGCGTAGGCCAGCAGGGCGGTCGTGGGCGTCAGCGTGTACACGTCAGCCGCGCCGCCGTCAGTGCCAGTGACCAGCACGGCGCCGCCGAAGCCAGCGAAGCACTGGCGCAGGATCGTCTTGAGCAGCCGCAGGTGATCGTCGCCCTGGCTCTTCGGGTCGCTGGCGGTCGGGTTCGAGGCGACCAGGTCAGCAATTACAGTACCGGTTTCGAGTGCCATTGCTATCTCGCAGTCATGGAAAGTGGTGAGCCGCTGAATTCTTCGCGGTTGTCCTCGGCCTGAACGGCGGCCATGGCGTCATTGAATTTGCCCTCCCAAATCGGGATGCGCATATCGTTGGCGATGTAGGGCGCGGCCTCGCACAGAGCGCCGTACAGCAGAACGTCGGGCGCGTTGGTCGTGAACCAGTTCGACGTGTTCAAGTCCGACAGGGCGGTCAGGCGTTTGTAATACACGCCCTTGACCGTGTAGGCGCTGTCCGGGTATGGCCCGAATATGAAGCTTTCCGCCTCGCGCGCGAAGAACTGCGGCAGGCCGTCAGCTGATCTGGTCGGGTAGTGCGCATAGATCCACTCGTCCGACTTGCGCGTGAGCTTCGAGCTGGGCGAGCCGTCGATGCGCAAGTGCTTCGTTTCGATGTAGCCGCTTGGCACAGCGACCACGCCGGATGCAATCGTGTCGCTCAGTTGTGTCTCCATGCAGCGGATGCGCAGCTTTCGGTAGATGCGCGCCTCGGCCAGGGCGATGAAGTCGTCGATCTGGTCATCGAGGCCGGTTCGGTGCAGCCAGCCAGCGAGCGCTGTGCGCAACTCGGAAATAGTCGAAATCGTCATCCCAGCCACCCGTATCGTTGAACGTAGACCGGCGTGTGATCGAAGAACTTCACGCCGACAGGATTAAATTTCAGGAGCGGGCTCGCGTCAGGGATCGTGACCTTGATGCCGCGGCCGATGGCCAGCCCAATGAGGTATTCCATGTTCGGCTTCTGGTAGCCGTATTCGTCGTCACCCTTCATGTCCACGCCGTAGATGGCGATTTCCTCGGCGCCCTCGTGGATGGCCAGCGCCAGCATGTAGGCAATGGACGAATTCCAGTAGGCGCCGGTTGTCGCCGCAACCTGGTCGAACGGGTAGGCCATGGCATCGCGTACGGCGCCGGCCTCTTGCATATACAGCGGCACGCCGCATTCTTCCAGGCGGTCGAAATAGCCTGGCTTGCGCTGGCTGTGCGCCGAATCGAGCAGGCGCATGTCGTGCATCTCGAACAGGCGGTCCATGCGCGGCCAGTAACCCTCGTCCCACGGCAGCCCCCACAGCTGCCAGCCCTTGTCGTCCCACGGCGCCAGGTCATGCGTGGCCGGGGACAGGCCGATAAGCGCGACCTTCATACCCATTTCGTCTTCGCCCGCGCAATCGGCGTACCCGGCACCGTCATCAGGTGCGGCTCGTTCGACTGGATATAGAGCAGGGCGCGGCGGGCCTCGGCAGGGTCGGCGGCCAAAACGTCGTAGCCCAGCGCCTTGAGGCGCACGATGTCGCCCATGTGGATAGAGCCCACCTTGACCAGATTGCCCTTGTAGCGCCCGAATTCCGGCGCCGCGTTGCGCTCGATGGCGTTCTGCGCCAGAACGGCGCTGTTGTCGTAGGTCGTCTTTACGATCAGCTTGTCCTCCAGCTCGTCGTAAAGCGTCGTCTCGATCAGGTCCGGCGTTTCCATGTCAGTCCACCCCGATGAAGCCGACGCTGAAGGTGATCGAGTCCGCGTCGGCGTGGGTGGCCAGCAACGACATCGCTTCCGGCAGCATGTCCTTGGCGATGGTGTTGGCCGCCGCCGTCAGGTGTTCGCTCACGCGCAGGACCGTCATGCCGGTGCCGGTGATGGCTGCCGACGTGAGAATGTCATAGCTCGTGTTCGAAATTGGGCAGTGCCCCTTGAGCGTGAAGACCACGGACGGGCTCGCGGTGATGGCGGTCACGTTGATAAAGAGGAAGCCCGCGCGCCGCTTCGTGTGGAACGTCTTGGTCGACGTGGCCGTGCGCGCAAGCGACGGGAATACTTCTTCGAAATCTTTCATTTCTGCCACCCATGAAAAAAGGAGCCCGAAGGCCCCTTGGATTAGTAATCGCCCAGGTTGACCCAGGTGAGGGTGATCGTGCCGCTGATCGTCTGCGTGGCGTTGCCGTCCACGTCGGTGGTGGTTGCGTACGCGGTATTCAGGTACACATCCTTTGCCGTCGTGGTTCCGTCAAACTGCGCAGAAGCAGCCAGAGCAGCGCTGACGGCGGTGCCGGCCACGTTGATGGTTGCGGACGAGGTGAAGGCCGTCGAAGGCAGCAGGTCGACCATGGTGCTGGTCAATGCCACGTTCGATGCCGCCGCCGTGCCGATGGCGATGGCGCCGGTAACACTGGCGTTCAGAGTTGAGGCCAGTGCGCTGGTCGTTTTCTGCTGCAGCGTTGCCACGCAGCCGAGGACATTGATGCGACCGTCAGGCAGGTCGTAAATCTTCGTGCTTTGATACTCGGTGCCGTTGGTAATTGCTTGCGGCACGTTGTTCAGCGTCAGAATGGTCTGGCAGAACGGGCCAAACTGGATATTCTTGACGGTGATGCTGCCGGTAGCAGGCTGCGTCGTATCGCCCGCGCTTGCCCGGTCCTCCGTGTACTGGACTGAGCCAGTAACACTCTTGTGTTCGGCAAAAGCTCCCATGGGATTCTCCAAAGAAAAGGGCCACCCGAAGGTGGCCCGTTACTGCTTGTGGGTGGATTACGACGTGGTCAGGTCATACACGGCAGCGTGGGCGGCTTCGTTGCCCACTTCCAGCGTGTACTCGACCAGGATCTGCTTGCGCTCGCTGTCGCCGGTCTTGGCCAGATCGGAGGTGTTGAAGTCGCGCAGGGTCGAGAACTTCACGTATTCCATATCGACCATGTGAATCACGTCGGCCGGCACCTGGCGGCAAGGCACAAAACGGATTTCATTGCCCAGCGGGTCGATGTAGATGTCCACCGAGTTGACGACCTTTTTCTTGTCGCCGTCGCTCGTCTTCGAGGACGATCCCGTGAACTGAGCGACTTTGCGCTTCTGGAAGGCGTTCAGGAAGCCCATGGTCGGATTGCCGCCGCTCGTCCAGGCCAGTGCCAGCGCAGATTCCACGAACGATTCTTGCAGGGCGCGAGCCGTGCCGTCCGTGTGGCCGTCCGAACCGTCACCAGTCGAGGCGGTCGCGTCGGCCGCCTTGCTGATGTTGGTCTTGACGTAGGCTTGCATGCCGGCGCACTCGCGTGCCAGCGTGTCATTGCCGGCCACGTAGGCGTTGTTCTCGAACAAGGCTGCTTCGACGTCGCGCTTGAGTTCCTTCATGCGCTTGGCCATCTGGTAGGCCATTTCCTTGCGGCGGCCTGCCGACTTGACCTTTTCCTGGGTGCCGGTAACGCGCGCCACCTTGTCGGAGATACAGGTGTAGTTGTACACGCGGCTGGTGGCAGTCGAGGCGTCAGTGGTGGCGTCGTCGCCCTCGATCACGAAGTTGGTCGCGGAGGCAGCGGCGAGCGCATCCTTCTGCCATTCGTGCTTGGTGCTGGTCGAAGTGTTCCGCTCCAAGGAGCTGAGGAACGGGGTTTCCGTTGGGGAGATGTCGTAGATGATTTCCGACAGGTCTTCACGGTTGCCTACGGCATCGTAGGACGAAAAGGTATTGGATGGCTGCGTCATGATGAACTCCTGAGATTATGCTTTGCCTGTGGCAAGCAGGAACGCGGCGACCGCGTCCGTCTTGCCGCCTGAACTGCGGACGTTTTGCTTTGCGGTGCGGACGGTGTTCTGTACGCGGGACACTTGCTGCGCCTGGCCGGCCTTGACCAGCTTCGGCGCCGTGCGGACCTTGTTTTCGATGGCAGCCTTCGAGCCCTGCAGCTGGTCGTAGAGCATTGCCTTGCGCAGCGCGACAACCGCCGAACTGCGGACAATGCCCTTGAGCTCTGCTTGCTCGAAGCCGTTCTTGAGCGCCCAGGCGGTGATGTCGTTCCGTTCCTTGTTGGCCACGGCCTCGTCTTTCCACTCGGGGATCAGCGTCGGCAGGCGCTCGCGCTCCTGCTGCAGGAAAGCGTTCGTCTGCTCGTCCTGCTGCGCCTGGAGCTTTTGCCGCTCGGTGGCGCCGTGCTGGGCTGCTGCGTCGATGTTGCCCTTGCGCAGTTGGAAGTCGGACAACTTGGCTGAATACTCGCCTGGGTCATTGGCCCGCAGGTAGTTCCAGTCCACGCTATCAAACTCGCGCATCAGTTCCTTGCTGGCCAGATTTACGGTCTGGTCAAGCTGGTCCAGCCGGGCACGGATCGCTTGATCACCGTGGGCCAGCTGCTGCTGAATTGCTTGCTTCTGCGCTGCTACTTCTCGTGCTTGGTTGTCAACGTGTCCCTGCAGTTGGTAGGACTTGAGCATGTCGGTGAGCTTGGCAGCACCGTCCTTGCCGTCGATCTTGGTCTTGATGACGGCGTTGCCGTCCCCGTCGACGTCGAGCGTCGATTCGTCAATACCAAGAACGCGGGCGAGGTCGGCAGTTGAAAGCTGCGGCCCATCGTCATCGCCTTGTTCATCGCCTGTCAGTTCATCAACGGGTGCGTCTGCATTCGCTTCAGGATCATCATCACCGGCCCCGGCATCGCTGCCTTGACTGGCTTGCTGGTTTCCTTGTGGCTGATCTTCGGGGGCGTCCTCTGCAGAAAGGAAACGCTCCAGTCGGTCGGTGATACTTGCGCCAGTGTCGCCACCGGTAGGGTTCTCAACGCTCATTTGTTGCTCCATAAAAAAAGCCCGCTGGTGGGCGGGCTTCGGTTAGAAAATCGTTGGTGGTTATCGGCGGAACCGCAGCAAGCGCTTCTTCTCGATGTCTTCGATCTGGATTTCAGCGACTACGCCGTCTTCCATGACGCGCACAATCTCGCGCTTGACGGCGGCCAGCAGCTGCTTGGTGATGACGATCCGCTGGGCCCGCGTGGCGTTGTCCGGGTCGCAGGACAGGGCCTGGCCGTCGATGTAAGCGCCGACGGCAGCGAAAGCCTCCTTGAGCAGTGGGTTTTCGAGCAGCTGGCGGGCGTCATTTCCGCGAATGCGACGGGCTTCAGGTGTCATAGGTACAGTAGGATCAATTCGAGTTCGTCTTCCTCTTCCAGTTCCGCGACCATTTCGAGCATGCGCGCGTACTGGGCTTTTTCAATCAACGCCTCAAGCTGAGCCTTGGCCCAATCAGGAGCGCTTTGGACTACTCCAGGCAGCGATACGCCGGGATTCGATTTGACGAGCTTGGCGACCCGTTTCTGAGCCTTGGCGATGGCGCGCGGCGCGGGCGGCGGGTTCAGGTCTCGCTCAAACTGCTGCGCATCGAACGGATTGTCGAACACGAACAACTCGTCCTTGCGCCGCACGATGTACTTGCGACGGTAGCGACGGTGATCGAGGACGGCATCGTCTTCCGGCTCAACAGCTACACCGTCACCGAAGCTAAATAGCGGGTGCCACATGGCTATGCCGGGTCGATGGTGCTGATCGGGTCGCCTGCCGTTGTCGTAACAGCCGCGGTAAAGGCTGGCGTTGTGTCGTCGTCCGCGTACACGGTCAGCGTGCCGGCGGCCACCTCGACCTTGTTGCGCAGCACGTACAGCGCTTCCTTGACCAGGCGCCCGGAGCTGGCGCCGCCTGCAATATCGCGTCCCAGCAGGGCGTCGGCCACGCTGTTGCGCTCGCCAGCGGTCAGGGTCATGGCCGAGCCGACGGCGGCCGGGCTGGCCGGTAGGTTGTCGGTCTTGGCCTTGATGGCGGCAACTTCGGTGTCCACGGCGGCAAGGATCGAGGCGACTTCGGTATCGATGAATCCGGCAATGGCGGCCAGTTGCGTATCCATATTCGCGCTGGCCAGGCCGACAGCGGTACGCACGCCAGCGGCATCAAGCGTCGAAAGTCCTGTCGTTACCTCGGTCGTGAAGTCGGCAGCGGTCGCGGCGGCGGTGATCACGTTCGCGGCCATGGCGCCCACGCTGGCATCCATGCGGCCACCCACCAGGGCAGCAGGGATGCGCGCGTCAAGCGTTGTCCCGGTATCGACCAAGATAGCGGCCACGTCGGCGCGCTGGGCATCGGCATCAAGCCCGCCCGCATCGCTGATGATCAGGCCGCCAGCGGCATCTGCGGCAGCGTTCGGCAGGGCTGTGAGGCCCATGCGAACGGTGTCGTTGATGTCGTAGGCGACGAGGGTAAATTCCATCGGGCTTGCAGCCGCCGCGCTGGTCGTGATCATCACGTAGACCACGGCAGACCACGCACCAGAGGCGAAAATGGCGTCAGCGATGTCCAGGCGATACAGGCCTGGGGCCAGTGTACTGCTCACTTCCTTGAGTCCCCAATCAGCGTGAGCCGATGTCAGGGCGCCAAGATCGTTGAGTGAGCCCGTGTAGTCGGTCACGGTCACATCGTTGTCCGTCTCCACGCGAACGCCGCTGACGGTCAGATTCGCCGCCACAAGGCCGGTCTTGCCGCTGCCGTCCGTGCTGGCAGGGTCAGGGATGAAGACCAGAGTCGTGTAGTCGGTGAAGCCGACCTTGATTACTTGCTTAGCCATTCAGGCCTCCGTTCATGCCAGGATGACGAATCAGCCCACCGCCAGCGCCACCGGCACCGTCGTCCAAACCGCACACGCGCGGAAAGATCAGCGGGCGGCGCGTGGTAGTGCCAGCCGCCCATGATCCTGCGTCAAGACGAGAGCACATCATCCAGTCCTCGCCCATCGAATGCGCCTGAAGGTGGCCCGCTGCACTCACATCGAAATACTGAAGCGAAATTGATGTTGTCGTTGTCGGCTTCACTGAGATGCGGTAGGTCGTATTCGCCGTCAGGTCGTGCGCCTGGGTGAATGCAACATAGGTTGGGCGATTTCCACCCGTTGATACAACCGTGTTTCCATCTACTGTTACTGTTTCGAGCGCGGTCGTGCCGTCATAAAGAACTATGTCAGCGTCCGCCGCCGTGCCGCTGGCCGAGAACGAAACCATTGCGCCGTCGACCTGCACAGGAAACGGGAATGAAAACTCAAGCGCGTACTCGTCCGCACCGCCCGTATTCGAGGCATAGGATTGCGTAGATACTGCCGACACTGGAAGGGCCCCACTCAAAGTTCCAAAAGTGCCGTCACTAAACTCAAGCAAGACACATGGAATTGACGTGGATATTGCCCATGAGCCCGTGAACAAGCATGCTTGGCTGCGATGGCTAGATGTTGCCCCTGTGACATGCGTAACATTGAATGCATCCGCTGCTGTAAATGTCCCATATTCGATAACGATGGCGATTAAATCGCCTGGATTGACGGCCACATCCTCTACCAGTGCAGCAGTTTGGTGCCACGTGTTCGAGCTGAAGGTGGCTGCAGCTTCAAGAGCAAACCCGTTGGCCGTAGCTCCGAGAATCGTCCCCGTAGGCTGCGCTGGAGGGCCGGAAGCTGCTGACACGCTCTGTACCGATGTCTGGATGAAACTAAGTGCATTCAAGCTCACGGTGCCGGGGCGAAATCCAATCTTGCGAATGTTTTTAGCGGAGTGGTCTTTGGTGTCAACCAACCCGATAATTGCAACCTTCTCAGTGGACGCGTCCATTAACTGCGATGCGAACGACCAACTTGAAGAGACATAGTTCGGCATCTGCGGGAACAGTACCCCGAGACCATCAATGGTCTGCAAAGTCATACAGTCACCGTGAACCCGGCCAGTGCTGCGGCCTTGAATTGAGCAAGCGTCTTGCCTTCGTTGAGCAGCTTTAGCGCCACCTTGCAGAATGCCTCGACGTCGTCTTGGGTGATGGCCGAGCGCAGCTCAGGCACCAGCATGGCAACATCGCGCTCCTGCGCCCCTTTCGTCAAATGCACAACGGCATGATCGCCGCCGGCACACAGAGAGACCAGCTGAATCGTGACGGATGCCATTACATGCCCCCAGCAGAAGGACGGTTTCGAACGACTTGCCGCCCGTTCACCGCGGCGATCTTGCCGTCCGGCCCGTAGTCGACCATGACCGGCTTCGGCTCGCGCATTTCAGTGGCCAGTTGCTCGTGACGCTGGGCCAGGTCGCCCTGCGTCGTCAATACCTGCTGCAGCGCCTGGCTGACACCGTCGACCAGGGCGGCCAGGGAGGCGCGCGGCTGCGGCGCGCCGGTCTCGTCCAGCTCCATCGGGTTGTCAGGGTCGGCATCGTTGGCAGAGAAGGCGGCGGTGCGCGCCGCGTTGGCGTTCTGCATTTCCTGCAGCGCAATCTTGGTCTGCTCCTGCGTCGTCACCTTCCAGCGCTCCTGCTCGCGGTTGCGCTCGGCCTCGATGCCGGCGTAATGCGCCTTGACGCGCTCGATTTCAGCATCGCGCTCGGCCTCGATCTGCGCCTTGGCGTTATCGGCTTGAAGCTTGGCGTCGCATTCCTGCAGCTTGGCTTTGGCGTCCATCTGTTTGCCCTGCATCGTGAACTGGCCTTTGGCCTGTTCAACCTCGACCAGCGGATTGACCGGTGGCTTCTGGTTCGCCATCTTCTGCTTGAACTCTTGACTGTCTGGCGACAAGGCGAACTTCTCAGGCTGCTCGAAGCCGAGCGTCTTGGCCAGGTCCTCAAACATCGCATAGGCGTGCTGCGGATCCACCAGGCCGGCGGCAGCAAGCTTGTCTTGCAGGCCCGAGATAAGCAGCAGCTTCTCGCGCTTCTCCTCCTCGTTGCCCGTGCCAAGGCCAACCTTGGCCGTCATGTCCGTACGCTCCTGCCATTCCTGCGGGTTGACCTGCACCCACTTGCCGCGCATCTGCACCACGCGCGCCCGATCCTGGTGCTTGAGCAGCAGGGCATGCACCTGCAGGACTAGCTCCTTGACGCCGGTTTCGGCCAGCATGCGGGTGATCATCTGCAGCTTCTGGCTGGCCCGGTTCAGGTTTTCGAGGAATGCCCCCTTGGTGGCCTGCTTGAGCGTGTCCGGGTCCATGCCAGTCGAGGCGCGGGAAATGCCCGTGCGCCCCTCCTTGATCTGGTCCATGTAGTCGACCACCGGGAGGATTTGGCCAACGATCGGGGTCGTCATCACCGGTTCAGCGCAGCCAAGCACAGGCTCGTTGCCGGACACGCGCTTGACGCCGCCCGGCAGGGATTCCATGAAGTCGCGCAGGTTGACCCGCTCGTTCACGATCCATTGCACGTTGTTGGTCAGGTAGATGTTGTCGAGCAGCTGGCGCATCAGCACCGTCTTGATTTCCTGCAAGTCGGACAGTTCGTCGTCCAGCGACTCGCCCACGTGGCGGTGCGGCATGCGCTTGGCCACGAACGCGGTGAGGGGAACGGCAGAAATAGGCTCGTTCCATTCGTCGCCTGGCGGGAGCTTGTCGTTGACCGTGACGACCTTGCGCAGCTCGGCAATGCCGTCGCCGTCCCAGTCCACGCGGATATAGGCCTCGCAGTACTCGATTTCATCCATCGACCTGTCGCCATTCACGCCCAGCGTCGAGTCGCTTTCGTCTGACACCGAGTCGCGGGCAAAGCTCTGCGTGCTGTTGTCGCGCTCGCCGTATGGCGTGAGGTCGTTCACGAAGTCGCGGTCCATGCCCATTTCGATCAGGTCGGAGCGGGTCTTGCGCGTCACATGCTCGTTGAATGGGGAATCCTGCATCGAGCCGCGGGCACGCTTCGACACGCGCACTTCCTCGGTCGGCACTGCCTCGATGCACGCCTTGCCCTTGGTGCGCGTCACCTTCAGGCGTAGGTCCCACGTTTCCAGCGGCATCGGGCCGGCCGGGGCCTGGATCGTCGTTGTCACTGCTTCGGCGCCCAGTATCTCAACCTTGGCGCCCTGGCCTTCCAGCTTCGTGACCATTTGCATGATCTCGTCCATGGTCATGCCAGAGTATTCGTCCTCGGTGATCTTGGTCGTGACGTCCCAGCTGTGCTTTACGTATCCATTCTTGAGCAGCAGCGTGTCCTTGATGGCGTCGTGCAGCAAGATAAAGCCAGGGTTGTCCTTCATGATCACCTGGTTGACGTAGTCGCTCTCCTGCTCGGCGGCGGCTTCATCATCCGGGCCGACAGGATCGAATACGCCAAGGCTTCCCGACTGCGTGAAGGCGTTCATGATCGCCGGCATGGCCCAGTCGACAGCTTCGGCCAGGTCGCGGCTCACGATCTGCGAGCGGCCCTCCTGCTCGTTGCCATACGGGCGGCCGTGATAGTGATCCAGCGCCTTCGCCCGGTCATCGGACAGGTCGCCATCTTCCACGCCAAGCGAGTCCGCACGGTGCGCGCGGATGATCGCCAGCAGATCGCCGTCGGAAAGCTCTCGCTTTGTCACTCGTCGCCCCCGGGCAGTTCGATGGCTGAGAAGTCGGTGCAGCCTTGCCCTTCAAGGGCGGCATGCACGCGGGCTACGCGCTCCTTGCGCGACAGGCTGACCGACTGGCCGTCCCACACACGCATGGCGTACGCCTGCATCGGGTCGTCAAGCAGTGCGGCCTGGCCGTCTTCGGCTGGCTTGGCTGCTGGCTTGGCTGCTGGCTTTTTCATTTCACGTAACTCCTGTCAACTTTCAGTGGTTTGTCCCATTGGGACTTCGGCACCGGCGGCCGGGCGAACGTCAGGCCAAGCGCATCGGCGTTGTCTGGCGACCGAAGGCCGCGTTTCTTCATGTCCTTCTTGCTCTCCATGACCAGGGCTCCGTTGCTGTCATAGCTGTAGCGGATCTGGGTCAGGTCGGCGTGCAACTCGTCGCTGTCCGGCACCTGGGCAGGCTGGCTCTTGAGCCACTCGTTCATCAGGCCCCACATCTCGGCGCGCTTGTTCTTGTATTTCTTGGCGTCCAGCGGTGCTTCGCCGCTGTTCACGGCCACCAGCAGACGGCGGTCGACCAGCTCGAGCAAGCGGTCGTACACGCCGGCGCCCAGGCCGCCAACGTCGATAAACACGCGGTCGTCCTTCTCCGTCGTCAGGCCCAGCTCCTCGATCGCCATCTTCACGATGCCGACCACCTCCATGGTGTCCTTCTTCGAATACGGGCGGATCCAGTGCGCCTTGCGCCCCTGTCGCAGGCACAGCGACGTGCGGTCGTCCCCGAAGCGGGCAGGGTCCACGCCAAGGTGCCGCGCGCCCACGCCCTCGGCCTTTGCCTTGCGCGCCACCATCACGGTGGCCGGCTTCACGTAAGGATCGAGGCCAGCTACCTGGAACGCTTCGGCGGCCGTGGCTGGGTATTCCTGCTTGAACAAAATCGGGTCCTCCAGTTCGATGATCTTGGCGCGGCGCCAGACCATCTGCTCCATGCTCAGACCATAAGCGGCCTGGTACTCGTGCTCCTCCTCATCGAGGACGAAGTCGGCCGGTACCGCCTTGATGTATTCCGGCTGCATGTACCAGGCGACGAAGATCGCGATGTATTCGGACTGGCCGGACTCGGCCGCCTGCCACTGCTTGTGGAAGTAGTTGCCCAGTCCGTTGGCCGTCGATTCCAGGAATGCCTCGGTGCCCGGCTCGTCAGGGATTGCCTGCATCACGCCGGCGGCGTGCATCTGCGCATTCGGCCAGAACCCCACCTCGGAACCGTGGAACAGCTGCACCGTCGAGCTCCGGCCGACCGCCTTGTTCCCGGCTGTACCCACCCTGTAGCCAGAGTCCAGCTTGTCGAAGAACAGCTCTTTGGCGTTCGAAGCGCTGGTGCTGGGCTTGACCAGGGTTGGGCAGTGCTCGTGGTAGCGGTCGGCCAGCTCGAACAGGTTGTTGCTGGCGTCTTCCTCGTGCGTCAGGATGAAGGCCCGCACGCCCTTGCTGTGCGAGACACGCCAGTAGAAACGGCCCTCAACGTAGGTGGAGCAGCCCTGCTGGCGACCCTTGAGAATGATCGCGCGCACGCGGCCGGTGGCTGCGCGCTGCGCCTCAACCTTCTCGTGAATGTGCAGCTGGGCGACGTTCAACGTGAATGGCACCACCTTGCCGGACTTGGTCCTGATCTTGAGGCAGCGAGGGGCGTAGTGCAGGAAGTCGTCGCGCAGTCTGCGCCGGATCTCCTTTTCCCGATCACTCAAGCTCATCGAGCGCGGCTTCGTGGTTAAGCTTCAGGCCGCCGCTGACCTGGACTGCGGACAGCTTCGCGTGCACGTAGGGAGCCGCGGCGACTGCAGCCGCAAAGCAGCGCTCCTCGTGCGCAACCTGGTGGGCCAGATCAAGGCCAGGTGGGCACGGTGCGCGCATGCGCTTGAGCATGAATTCCAGGGGCGTGATGCCGGAAGTGGCAACCGCTTCCTGCAGCTCAAGCGTGCGCTTGTTCTTGATGCCCTTCGGTCGGCCGGCACCTTTTCGTGCGCCGCCTAACTTCTTTTTTGCTTCGGTTTCCATGATGTAGCAGCGCCCTTGCGGGTAGGTGCCCCTCGTGGTTGTTTATCGGATTCGTTCGAGCTGCGAGTCGTACTTGCTGGTGTAGTTGACCTGGTACTGCGGCGCCGCGTCGTCGCCAGTGTGGGCGGTCGTGATCTCTTGAGCTTGAGCATAGATCGCCTTGGCTGCGGCGTTCAGGTGCCACTCACCGCGCGGCAGGACGATGTGGTCGCCCACCTCCATGTCCTCGATGCGTTCTACTTGGGCCATGGCTACACCAGCCCGCGATTTGCGCGCTTGGCCATGACCTCGGCATCCTTCTGCGTCAGGTGCACGGCGATGTCGGTGAACAGCACGCGGTCGAAGGTTTTCCAGTAACCGTTGCTCCAGCGGGCTTGGTATCGCATGTGAGGCTCCAAAAAAAATGCCCCGCTCGGCTTGCACCGGCGGGGCGAAGATCCTCTCCTAAGGATCGGGAGACAGCAGGGAAACTCTTTACTCGGGCACCTCCTGCACCGGCCCGTTGCTCGGGATCAGGTGCCAGCCCAGCTCGCGGCGGACATCGTCCGGCTTCGGTGGTGGGCTTTCGTCTTTGGCGCGCCGCTGCAAATAATCGCGTACCGCTTCTTTCGGCGGGTGATTCGCTTGCATGGCAGCCTCCAAAGCAAAAGCCCCGCTGACCTTTCGGGGCGGGGCTTGCGTTTCTTCCGGGGTCGGCTCCGGCTCCCATTGGGAACCGGCCGCGTCTGGAAGACGGAATTAAGTTGTAGATGCGAAAGATACGCCTGTGATTTCCGCTTGTCAAGTTGGCTTGCAGGAATCACAGGCGCACAGGTCAGTTCGCGCTGGCCTTCACCTTGGTCCAGTACGCGCAGCCGTCGCCCAGCAGCTGGCGCGCCGGGCCCGCATTCGGCCAGGAGATAATCGAGCCGCTTGCCCAGCAGTTGACCATCCCGATCGACACGTTCAGCGTCAGGCCGGTGTTCGAGCCGGTGACGGACACGCAGGCGGCGCCGCAGTCAGCAACGAACTTGGCATATTTCGACCAGGCTGCGTCGTCGGTCACGTATTGCGTCCCGGACTGGTAGCTGACCATCGTGCGGTTGCCCGAGTCGGTGTTCCTCTCGATGCCAAGGACAACGGCCGGGCTGGTGCCATACGTCGTGGTGCCGGTGGCGTTCACGAGGTACGGTGTACCAGCATGTGCCGGGCTGAATGCCGTGAGGGCCAAGGCCACCAAGGCGACGACCAGCATCAAGCTGGCGAAGGGTTTGCTGTGCAGCAGTTTCATGGGTAGTTCTCCTAAGGGTTGCCCGCAAACCCGGCGGGCGCGGTGATGCGTTACCTATTACCGCCGTCGACAATGTCTTCGATGGCTTCCTGCGCTTCGCGGAAGCGGTCCACAAACTCGCTGGCCGGACGCAGCGGGATCGACAGCTTCCGGCAGACGACCTCGGGCCGGGCCTGCTCGATGTAGCACCAGTGCAGCAGCAGGCGGTTGAAGGTGGACAGCAAGCGCATGCCGCGCTCGATGGCGACTGCGTCCTGGTCGTCGGTGTCCTCGCGCACCTCATGGCCGCTCCACACATCGCCCAACGCTGCGCGGCTCATGCGCTCGCAGATCACGCCGGTCATGCTGTCCGCGCCTTCCTTGCGCCCGCTGAAGCACCACCGGGCCCACGATTCGAGCCGCGCGCCTATGTCCTTGTTTCCATTCATTGGCCGCCTTGCATCTGCTGCTTGCCCCAGCACCAGCCGGCCTGCCACTTGGTGAAGTTGATCGGGCCTTTCTCTGGGTCGGCGTACGGGTTCTGCCAGAATTCGAGGCCATCCCAAGCGGCCTGCCTACCTTCGTTGAAGATATCCATCACGCGTTCTCCTCGTATTCATCGCAGCGCTTGTCGGCCAGCACCTGCACCTGTCGCGGGTTCTTGCACCTGGCCGTGCCGTCGCGGTCGACCGTGCGGAAGCGGCAGCCTTTGCAGGTCTCGGCTTCGGCCTCGAGCAGCTGCTCCTCGGGGTTGCGGTACATGCGGCGTGGCAGGGCGGTCACAGGTACTCCGACTTGTCGCAGTCGCAGCCTTCCGGATCGCTCATGCGGCTGAACGCGGCGGCCAGGCACAGGGTCAGGCTCGCGCCCACCAGCATGCCGAGGACGATGGTGGACACGAATTGCAGGTAGGTCAGTTCGATCATGGGAGCTCCAGGGCAAATTGCGGTTTGTCGGTGGCGAGCGCGGTGATGGTGACGACCACGCGTGCCTCGCCGTCCGGCTCCATGCGTTCGCTGACGATGCGGCGGATCCACTTGTCGTCTTCCATCACGACATCCTTGAGCGCATCGCTGAGGACCTTCTCGGCGTTGCCAAGGTCGATGCACTGCACGGTGTCGTCCCACGCGGCGCCGGCCTGGCGCATGCGCTTCTGCCAGTCCAGCGGGCGGTGCGGGTACAGGCGAATGTCGAGCTGCACGCGCCCAAGGATGGGCTTGGTGACGCCGGCGGCGCGCGCGATGGCCTCGACGGCTTCCTTGAACGCCTTCGCCTCGGGCGTGACGTAAGTGATTGCCATCGGCCGCTTGCCCTTAGGCGCGACGGTGCGCGTTGCCCAGTAGCGGTTCGCGCTGATCGGGTAGGGCAGGGTCAGGGTAATCGAGTTCATGCGTTCAGCGCCTTCCTGAGCATGTCCTGGCCGGCCTTGTTGAGCGTCATCACGGTACGGCCGCCCACCTGCACCTCGAGCACGCCATCGGTCCACATGCAGCAGCGCATCTCGCCTACGTCAGGTGTTGGCACGCACCCCTTGTGCCCGGCCGGCTGGCGTTTGTAGGTGCGTTTCGCGGCTATCGCAGCCGCAGCTTCTGCTGGCGACTTCTCGATTTCGGCCTGGGCCTTCTTGCTAAGCTCGGCAACCAGTTCCTTGGGAAGGGGCACAGCTTCCTGTTTTTCGACCGCAGGCATGGGTTTGGCCGGAACAATCCCGCACAGTTCCCAGGACATCACCTTGCCGCCGCCGGACAGTGCCGACAGCGCGCCCTTGATGCGCCCCTCGTTCGCCAGCTTGGCCAGCAGCATCTGGGCTTCGGAAAAGTCCACGTCCAGCTGGTCGGCGATCTGGCCGGTCTTGATGCCAGGCGAGCGCCCGACCATCGCAATAATCTTCTCGTTCATCGTATCCCCTTGATTTTTATGGAATATTTTTTCTGCTGCTGTTGCGCTGCTACCAGCCCACTACATCGCCATCGGTTTCTGCTTGTGCTCTTCCGGCAAACCGGCCTTAACGACTGCCAGAAGCTCGACTTCGAGCCGGATCATCCATTCGTCCAAGGAGTTGCCGTTCTGCATCAAATCCTTGCGCTGCGACTGCATCAGGTCGTGGTTGATGCGCTCGAAGGTCTGGCGCCAGGCCGGATTGCGAGACCGGCAACGGATGTCGCGGATCGTGTTTGCCAGCCACACGTTGCGGTTGATCTCGACTGTGATCGCTTGGACCTGGCCCGGCTCACAACCCTTGTGCACGTGGCACACGAAGTTGCCGCCGCCAGTGTCGTCGCTCATGGTCCCGAGCATCGGGCAGCCGTATGCGGCGCAGAGGTAGCTCGGGCGGTCTGCGGTGCGGTCGGGGTGGCTCACGCTTCGATCCTCCGGATGTTGACCTGGGCGAGTAGCTGCAGCGCGCGCGGTGTTGGCGCTTCGAGCTGGGGCGCGATAGTGCGGGCGTGCTCGATACCGATTCGGCCCTTCTCGACGGCGATGCGCATGGCCTCGACGCGGCCGTGCTGATCGTGTCCGAGGGACGGCGTCCACTTGGCCGGCAACCGCTGGTCGCGCGCTGTCGTCATCGCCTTGGCGTAGGCTTCCAGGAAGGCCATGCGGGCGGCAACGTTCTGCCGGCCATCGAGCAGCGGCTCAGCGACGAACCAGGCTTCGCGCATCTCCTCGGACCAGACCACCGACATGGATTCATCGAACGGCATCAGGGCCCACGCCTCTTGCGGACCGGGCCTGCCGTCGTCGATACGAGCGATAACCGCGGCGACGTTGAACGGCTTGCCGTCAAGTTCCTTGCGGCAGCGCGTGAGGGCGGCCAGCACAGCCGGTTCGTCGAAGCCGTCCAGGTCGGATGCGAGCAGCGCTGCAGCGGCCGGGGTGTAGACCTTCCCGCACAGCTCGGCAGTGGCGGCAATCGCCATGATCAGGGCTTCACTTGCTGGCATTTGCGGCCTCCTTTTCGGCTTGTTCGCGCTCCCTGGCCGCTGCAATCAGCGGTGCGAAAGCGTCCAGGTTCGTCTGCGTGCGGTCCACCTGCTGGGCGCGGGTGGCGGTCATCTGCGTGCTGGTTGCCCACTCGGTGCGCAGCTTCTCGCAGTCGGCCAGCAGGAGACCGACCGGGTGCATTTTCTCGACGTAGAAGCGGTGCCGGTGCCCGACGTAGAAGGCGGCCACATGCTCGGCGTCAGCTGCGCCGATGCGCTTGACGAGCTGCGAGAGCTGGCCGTTCACCATCGCGTTTCGGACGGGCTCGACGTTGTAGCGCTGCCAGTACGCGTTGGCGTAGGCGACCCATGCCTTGCCGGTGCCTGGTTCGGCCGGGGCTTTTGGCTTTCTCGGTTTTTTTGCCTTCGGGGTCGCGACCGACAGGTCGTCGAGAAGGGGTTGCTTTTCTGGTTTAGGTTTTAAATCCCTTACTTCTCCCTTACCTCTCCCTTTACTCTCCCTTTCCTCTCCCTCTCCCTTAAGAGTCGTTTCCATTGGAAATTCTTGGAATTCCTCAGGAATTCCAAATACATCCTTTGGAATTCCGAAGGATGATTGCTCCGGTTCCGCTGGAAAATCGAGTTCCTGCAGCCCTTGTGCGATTCGGATTTTGTTGGCTTTGCGGATGCGATCGCACTCTTTTTTCCAGGCGTAAAGCACTTTTTTGAACCAAGCAGCGTTCGCCATTTCAGCCACGACGGAGTGATACAAACGACCGTCCGAGCACTTGATCCAACCGCGCATCGCTTCGGCTTTTATTTTTTTCCAGCGCTTGGGGTCGCACATCGCAAAATCGGCAAGCACGTCATCATCGTCTTCAAGTGAGGCCGCTGGCTTCTCGTGCCAGCTCGCTGTCCATAAGTTCATCATGAAGAATGCGACTTCCGGCATGCGTTTTGCGACGAGCCACGCTTTCGACCTGCGCAAACGCGCGATGTCGAGCGGCATCGTCGGAAAATTGCGCAGTTCGCAGTCGGGCGGCGTGAGGGGTTGCGGGAGGTCGGTCACGCCGTTTGCTCCCAATCAATGTGGCGACACGCAGCCGGCGCAGCATGGGATTGCTGGGACTGCGCGTGCAATTGCACATACGGTGTTTGATCGCCAGGAATAGCCTCAACGGCAGCAGAAAGTTTTGCTGATAGGTCGAGCCGGTCGTATTCTTCTAGCCATGTCGCCAGCGCAGGCGCGTGCCAGTTAAAGCCGTGCGAGTCGCGGGTATGGCCGGCAAAGAACGCCTTGCGCGCACGGCGCTGGATCTCGGCGATGGTGACGATCATTTCAGCCCCGCCCGCTTGATCAAATCCTGAAGCTTGACCAGCTCTGTCAGCAGCTCAGCCTGGGCTGCTTCCTGTTTTGCGTCCTGATTTGAGAGGAACTTCTCGGCCAGGTAGTGAATGGGCGTGAAGTCGCGCGTCTTCTCCATGTAGCGCTCCAGCTCGTCAATGCTGAAATGGCGCGATGGGTCGGCGCTCAGCTGCACGGATAGGTTGCCCGGGGCCTGGTCGAGGTCAATGGCGACACGGCCAAGGCCGCGCTGGTACACGCCAGCAGCCACGCATTCACGCAAACACGGGTATCGGTCGACTAGGCCGGGGTCAAGGTCAAGCACCAGTTGGGTGCTGTTGATAATTCCTGAGCTCATCTTTTATCGCCGGTTATCAATGGTGGGTAGGAGAATCCCTACGTCGTATTTCCAATTTGAAACAAAAAAGGCGCGACGAAGCGGCGCCGGGTTGGCGCTGCTGGTTACTGGGTCGGGTCTGGCGGGGGCGGCGGGTCCTCGAATACGTCGGGCCGGGCCAAGCGCAAGAACTTGAGCTGGGCCTTTGGGATGCCGTCAGTGCGCCATTGAGAAACGGATGGCGGCTTGATGTCGCAAATACGAGCCGTTTCCGAGGTGCCACCGAGGCGGTCGATGATGGTGTTGGGGTCTTGGATGTCCATAGGATCTTATTTTAGGCATGCCTAAAACAATATGCAAGCTATTTTTAGGCTGGCCTTAGCTGAAAAGAATTAGGATTACCTAATGGATGAATGGAAAACAAGATTGCGCCAAGCTCGCGAATCCCAGGGGCTCAACAAGACGGAATTTGCGAAATTGGTAAGAGTGTCGAACCCAACGGTGACCGATTGGGAAAAGGACGTGCTTGATGGAGGTATCCGGGAGATTACGGGCCCGAAATTAATGCGTGTGTGCGAGGTTCTGAAGGTTGATCCGGAGTGGCTGCTTAATGGCCGGGAACGGATTCCTGTGGAAGTGAGCAGCGGGGGCTTGGCTGACTCGATGAAGTTGACCTGCGAGACGGCAAAGGAGTTGCTCCTGCTTTCAGTTTATCGCCTTGCGAATGAGGACCAGCGGAGGCTTATCGACATTGCGGTTGATGAGGTGCGGCGCGAGCTCGATGGCAGGGTTCAGCATCAGATTTAGTTTTGGCTGGCGCAGCTTGTCTGGCCAGGATTTCGCATATTGCAAGGCCTGCGACAGCAACTTGGTGCGGGCCCAGGAATTCATCGTTTTGTAGGCCTCAGTGAGGTCCGGAAGTTGCTCCATTTACCGCTTTCTTTTGTTGTCGGGATATTTACTATAGTCGGCAAAGGTGCTCGTGAAAGTCATGAAAAGACGGGGTGTTTTACGCGCTATTTAAGAATGAAAAGTCACGCAATATTCACAAATGGAGACGACATGAAATTCTGGATTTCCCTTATTGCAATTGCGTTGGCCGGTTGTGCATCGACAGGGCCGGTACCAATTGGCAAGGATACGTACATGATTTCAAAACAAAACGCCGCAGGGGCTTTTGGTACTTCTGGGGCGGTTAAGGCAGATATTATCCGCGAAGGTTCGGCGTTTTGCGTGTCATCCGGAAAGGTTTTCCAGCTTGTTTCCAGCGCAGGTAAGGAGGCTAGTTACACCTCCAACCCGGTAGCAGAAATTAGCTTTATGTGTCTATCTGAGGGTGATCCAGAGATAGCGCGCCCGAAACTGCGAAAAGAAGCTGACGCGGTGATCGAAGTTAGAAAATAACCCCACCCATGGTGGCGCGGAAAGGATGTATGGAATCGACGGAATTTCGCCTCGAGCAACTGGAGCACACCTTGGATTCTGCTGGGGGTGCGCAGACAGCTATGTTCGCCGGACTGGGTTATCTTCTTTCGACACACAGAGGTAATCCACAAGCCATTGCAGTGATCGGCAACGCGCTTGAGGCCGCACGTGTCGAAATGATGAATTCTCCAACGGCGTCGGATTACAAAGCTCAGGCTTTTGATGAAATTGCTGAAACGATGCTTGAATTGCTATCTTGAGCGCTTTTATGTGAACGTCGCCTTGCTTACGTACGGCCGCTTGGCGCCGCCTCTCAGCTACCGGCATCACTGTATCCAGCAGCACTTGAAGCTCGCTCCATCGCGCTATTTGGCCACCACCGAAACTTTCTTTTCTGTGTAATGTGTAGTCCAGGCGGTCGTTGTTCCGTAGATAAATCGTCAAAATCGCCTTCGGCTTAGCGCTCATCCCACTCTCCCATGACCCGCCCAGTGCGGGTTTTTTTTACGTCCGGACATTCGTGCGTGTGCTCAGTGTAGCAAAGATTTTAGGTGTGCCTAAAATAGTTCTTGCAATTGTTTGAGGTATGCCTAATAATTGAATCCTAAGCAAACACACCACAACCGCCGCAAAGCACGGCGAACCACTGGAGAGAAGCATGGGACACAAGGACATGGATTGGACCGCAATCGACCGCGAGTACGAACGGCAGGGTGAAGCCGACGACGCATTCCAGGCGCGCCTGGCCGAGCAGACGAAGGTGCATGCCGCCGCGATTCGCACGAACATCCAGACGGGCCACGCGCAGACGATCGAGAGCATCACCGAGGGCCTGTGCGATCGCCTGGGCCGCAGCGGCGTGACCGAGAAGATCGTGCGCGCCTCACTTATCGGTGGCCCGCTGACGGCCGGCCAGCTGCTGCTGGACCTGATCAACAAATGCGTCGAAGCCGATGCTGAAAATGCCGCCCTGGTCGAGCTGGACCGGGAAGAGCGTGCAGGCGGGCTGGACATGGCTGCTATTCGTGCTGCGGCGCCTGAACTGCGGGTGCCAGCATGACCTACAAAGTCACCATCGACTTCAAGCGCGGGCCAAGCTTTTCGCTTGAGGTGACCACGCCGCGCAAGGAAGACGCGATCGAGCAGGCCACCGCCTACGCGCGCGGTTGCGGCTTCGACGCACCGGTAAAAAAGGCCGTGGCGGTGCCGGTATGAGCGCGCGCAACACCATTCATTGCCAAGAGTTCCACGAACTGGCCATGGACTATCGCGGCGCCAGGCCAGACAACGCTGAACTGGCGTACCAGGCGCTCCTGGCGTATATCAACAGCCGCATACATGGAAGTCTGCGCGACTACTTCGCGGCACAGGCTCTGGCCGGCATTGCCTCCGCGGTGGATGTCAATTCGACCGTCTACTGGCGCGAGATCGCAGCCGATGCCTATGCTGCTGCCGACGCCATGCTTGCGAAGGGTGCCAAATGATCCGCCGCGGCCTCAGCGCCCTGTGGCAGGCATGCGAAGACCACCAGTGGCTTCCGCTGACCATCGCCGGCGTGCTGCTGCTTATCGTGAACACGCTGGATGCACCGTTTTAACTCAACCACCAAGGACTAGAAATGAACGAACTGACCACCCAGGGCACCGAATCTTTTTCTCTGACTCCCCGCAGCCTGGCTGAAGCTATGGAATTCTCAAAGATCATCGCCTCTTCGGACATGGTGCCGAAGACCTACCTGAACAAGCCGGGCAATGTCCTGGTCGCGGTGCAAACCGGCGCAGAACTGGGCCTGAAGCCGATGCAATCGCTGCAGGGCATCGCCGTCATCAATGGCAACCCGGGCGTGTGGGGCGATGCGATGCGAGCGCTGGTTATTAGCCATCCTGAATTTGAGGATTTGCACGAGGAAAAAACAGACCTCTACTGCAAATGCACGCTCAAGCGCCGTGGGCGTTCGGCTGTGGTCGTGTCGTATTCAATGGAAGACGCGAAGAAGGCGGGCCTGGCCGGCAAGCAGGGGCCATGGCAGACGGCACCGAAGCGGATGCTGCAGATGCGCGCCTTCGCCTTCGCTGCCCGCGATGCGTTCGCTGACGCCTTGAAGGGCATCAAGTCGGTCGAAGAGCTGCGCGACTACCCACCCGAGCCGGAGCGTGACATGGGCGCCGCCGATGTCGTGCAAACGCCGGACCCAGCCTTCGATGCCCTGATCCAGGCGGCCAGCGCTGCGGCCGTGGTCGGTACCGTTGCCTACCAGGCGTTCTGGAAGGAGACTGGTAAGGAAAACCGAAAGCTGCTGGCCGACCACCACGAGACCTTTAAGCAGGTGTCCGAAAAGGCCGACCGTGATAACGAAGCGTCCAATCCAGAGCCTGTGGCTGATGCGTCTAACGCCGACTTCGTCGCTGAAATGGACGCTGCCCAGCAATGAAGCGCGAATTCACCATCTTCGACTGCGCGCAGCGCTCCCCGGAATGGTTCGCTGCGCGCGCCGGCCTGGTGACTGGCAGCAAGGCGAAAGTGGTGTTCATGAAGGACGGTACTGCCGGGCGCGACGATTACATGCTGCAGCTCGCGCTCGAGCGGCTTACCGGCGTGGTAGAGCCAGAGCCGTACGTGTCGGCCGAAATGAAGCGCGGCATCGAGAAGGAGTCCTGGTGCCGCCTGGCCACCGAAGTGCAGTACGGCGTGACCATCCGGCAGACCGGCTTTTGCCGACACAACAAGCTGATGATCGGCATGTCCTTCGATGGCGACATTGACGACTTCACTACGTTCACCGAATTCAAGGCGCCAAAATCGAAAACGCACATCAACTACATGCGCGCCAAGTCGCTGCCGGCCGAGTACATGCCGCAGGTGATGCATGGCCACCTGGTTTCGAGCGCCAGGCATTCGATCTTCTGCAGCGGCGACGACCGGCTACCGGAAGGTCTGGA